CCCTTCTATTTTAGATTGTTCTCTTTCTATTTCCTTATCAGATCTATTTTCAGAAGTGTCAGAATTATTCTTAAAATCTTTTATATTATTTTCGTATTTTTGAATCAAGCCTTTTTCTTTTTCGATCTTGGTTTCTAGATTTTCCATCAACGCGACTTCATTGCTTGCAGAGTTTTGATGCTCAAGATGAGACTTACTTAAAAATCCGAAAATACCCAAACTCGTTATACCCATTAGTACTAGGACCGCAAAGCAAAAATAGCCTTTTATCAAGAGAGACGTTTTTTTCCAGTTTCTATGGAGCCATAAAACGGTTATTATCTTCCCTATCTCAAGTACTATGCCCATTATGATTATGGAAGTTTTTGACCCAGGAAATATGCTAGCCAAGCCTAATATGCTAAAATATGCACCAACAAGAGATATAGCTAATGCAGATATTAATGTAGTTATAAAAGAAAACATACAGTAGTTTACACATAAAACCTTCTTTTTGGTTGATTTTATATTATTTTATTTTATAATAAGATATGCCAACCTACGTTTACAAGCATCCCAATGAAGAAAGGTATATTGAGGTAATTCAGTCAATGAACGACGAACACACACATTTTGACGAAGATGACGTTGAGTGGAAAAGGGTTTTCGTAAATCCTCAACTCAATGTCGAGTCCAATATTGATCCTTTTAGTAATGTAGATTTTATAGAAAAAACTGGAAAAATGAAAGGAAGCTATGGAGATGTAATGGATTTATCCAAAGAGCTTTCGGAAAAAAGAAAAGAAGCTAATGGAGGAATAGATCCCGTAAAAAAATCTTATTATGAAAAATATTCTAAAGAAAGAAAAGGAGCCAAGCACCCACAACAAACAAAAGACGAGGGGTACGAAAGTAAGAACGTTAAAATAACATATGACTAATGAGTATATCAATATATAAACCAACCGCCAAGAATACAGGATGCGCATTTAGCTTCAGATATGGAGTTCAAAAAGATGGAGAGCCCTGTCTTTTCTTAAACGCAATACATCAATACAGCTGGAACAAAGATTCTAAAACTGGATCTTTTTCTGCAAATTCTGGAGATCCAGCTAAGAATTTAAAAATAAAATTTAATGAATTCGAGTGTGGTTCAATATTAAGTTCATTTAAGAGGCGTTACGAATATAATACCTTCCATACTTACGAGGAAAATAAAACAACAATAAAAATATCTCCTTGGGATAAAGAAATAAAAATTTCTTTCCTAAATCACTCTACAAAAAAAATAGAAGAAAAGAAGCAAAAGATTCCCGCCTTTGGTATATCCGTAACCAGAAACGGGTCTGATAACTTCAAGATATCTCTAGAGCCTGGAGAGGTAGAGGTTATCTCTGAATTTATAAGGTCTATTTTATCGAGAATAACTGAATTCAGAATTTCAAATCAGATAGAAAATATAAAAAACTCTTGACATATTGAATCGCATATGGTATTATATTGACTATGCCAAAAGGAAGACCTAAAAAAGAAGTCACTCCCGATGCCGAAAAGTTGACATCGATAATGGAAGAAGTAAATATGGAAGAAGTAACATCCACAGATAATAGTTTTGGTCCGTCACTCTTCAAAAGAGACGAACACGGCCTACTTGAGAACGCTAAATACACCTTTAATGAAGACGGCTCTATAAACTGGAGGTCTATGGTTAAGGAAGAACATTTATTCCCTAATAAAGCATGGTTTGAAAGGTTTAAAAAACCTATTCCAAAAACAATAGATGGACTAAAAGACCATCAACTGTTAATTAAGCTTTCAGGAATTAAGGAGCTAGCTAGACTAAGGGGTTTTGACTCCGTATCTTATGAAGTGTCAAAATGTGAACTAAACCACGTCGCTGCAAAATGTTCGGTATCCTTCATTCCTAACTACGAGACGGGAGGGAGATCTATATTCTACGAAGACATGGCAAACGCTACAACCAATAATTGTAGTAGTTTTGCAGTTAAATTTCTAGAGACAATAGCCTGTAATAGATCCTTTGTGAGAGCAGTCAGAAACTTTCTCAATATCCATATCGTAGGACTAGACGAAATGGATACCTCCGATTCAAACTCCATTAATCAAGCACAAGGCTCCAGCCAATCATCTCTATCCATACAGTCCAGCCTTGAGAAGAACGCAAAAGACCTACTTGACTGCGTTGACTTTGATGACTTCCTCACTTATTTAAAGGAGCTAAAAGACTCCAATTCTTATATATGTAAAGAAGTAGAATCTTGGTCTAGCTTTTCAGATATTCCATCTAAAGAAGCTAGGGTTTTATTAAAATTAATCAAAGAGACGTACTCTTAATTATTTATTCTTTTTAATACTGGGTGTATTAAGACAGGATAAGATAAAAAAGAAATTGGTATTATATAAATAGGTGCCTGAAAAAAATAGTAAAATGCGAAAGAAACTATTGCACCAACCCAATGACTTAAGCATATTGAGCAAGACAATAATTCTCCAAGAATTCCCCAATTAAACCCAACGTAATCGTCAAAATCCATTGGGGTATAAACTTCAGCTTTTCTCCTTCTTAAGAAAAGCCAGGCCTTTAGCATTTTAACTTTTAAAGTTGTTGCTTGCCAAGAAAGCATACAATTTAGGGATATTAAATATCCCCATAAATAAAATTCAATTATTTCCGAGGTCACTTAAAGCTTTCCAAATGGAGCTCTTGTAATGTCTTGAACTTCATTTTCTTGCTTTTCCTCTTGACTTACCCCAGGCTCCACTACCTCTTTGTTTCCTCCAGGGTTTGGAGGTATTAATTCTGGACTAACATAGCCAGGAGGTTGCTGACGCTGGCTTGCATTTGAGTTTTGTGGTGGATTGGGCTGTTGCCTTACGGGAGGCTTTGCTGCACTTGGGGGTGGAGCCTTTGGATCTATCTCTGAATTTAATATACCCATTATCCTTTGCGTGTATTTAGCTCTGCATGCATTCCTAATGCACTGAGTACACCCAGGTTGAACTAATTCTTTTTTATACGCATCCCTTAAGGGTACAAAGTTTTCCCGATATTCAGATTCCAATAGTTCAGAACTGTCATCTAAGAAGTTATTTAATATTTTAAACTTATCTTGTTCCATATATATTATATTAATAAAAAATAATAAAAAATCAAGTTCTTTTTGAAAAATTAAAAGTTTTCTTTTTTTATTGTTATCACTCCACCTATTTTTGATTGATGGATCGTAGGCTTTGATTGCCATCCTAATGGATTTTGAGCGTCCTCTTTGTCTTCGTTCCAAGTTATGAAATACCCAGGGCCACTTTCATTACCTGCTGTTTGTAAAGAATCTAGAAAATATATATATCTTCCTGAAGCACAAGACTTTATTGGAGACCATGTATATTCAAAATTATCATACCCCACGCTAGGATTGGTTCTGAAAAAATTTGGAATGGTTGAGGCTGATATCCACCCCGAGCAACTCGTTCCCTTCTTGTTCGTTAATCCTGTAAAAGTTTTTTTATCAAATCCATCCTCTTTAATCGTCATGCCTAACCCTTTCCAGCATGCCACATGAACCTTTTGGTTTTCAAATCTTCTAACGTCCGAAACAAAACACTCTGTATTATCAGCTGTTATATTTAAGTCGTTTATCAAACTCAAGTTAAATGGCATCCTGCCATACTCATTACGCACAGATGAATACACCCAGCTTAAAAACCCCACCAGCAAACCTAAGTCTCCACAATTATGTATTGATTTTGGTATTCCAGGCTTATCTGGAATAATTTCCGTTATGTTTAAATCATTATTAAACGTACAACTCTCTTCATTTCCATCCCCAAAATCATGTACCCCAGAAAAATGAGACCCAGCAGGTGCATTTTTCGAATACCTTGTTCCAGTTGTCAGGTATATTTTTTCACCATCTGCAGTGATTGACTTTATGGGCTGTTTATACTCAGTCGATCCGTTTGCAATAAAGTTATGACTATTATGGACATGAACATAATCCCTTTTCCCATGCTCTTGCGGATTCTCTGTATCATCTATTATTGGCCTTGAGGCTATATACCTTAATGCACCCCCTTCGTATTCCATGTCTTGACTAGTAGACTCTTTACTATAAGTTCTTCCCATTGCTATATAAATAGAATAATCCCCCGATCCATCTATATCACCATCCATCAAGTAAATGTCATTTATTCCAAAATCCCTTCCTCCAGTCACTCCAGCCAGGGCCGTCTTAAAAACAAGCGAGTTAGGGCTAGTAGGAAGAATAGGCACCCCTCCCTCTAACGTTTCGAATTCATCTATTCTTAAAACTTCAACACCTAAAGGATCTATATCGTCTGGATAATTATTGTAATTTTGATCGAACTGATGCCATAATCCTTCATTAGCTGGTTTAGCGTATCCAGTTGTTCCAATAAATAGAAACTCTTTATGTCTTACTACTTTATTGAAAATCGTGCTCTTTGGATTATTTGGGTCAAGATCTACAGCATCACGAACCCTACTTGAGTTTCCCGTTTCAGTATCTACATAATATAATCCACCTTGCCCTACCGCTACATATATTTTTCTTGATTTTTTTGAACTACACAACGAATACGCTCCATGAAATGGGGATAGTTCATATCCATACAAACTACCTTTATTCCCGCCTATTACCAAACCTCCAGCAAGAGACTCATCTGAGCTTCTTGAAGCCAGTCCTAATTCTGTCTGTATTGTTCTTTCCAGAACCAAGGTTCCATTTTCATTTTTAAATACCTGGACTCCAAGATCTCCGCTTGCTACATAAACATACCTCCCTCCCTTTTCTGACATTATGTCATACCCAAATATTCCTACGTTTTCATCTTCATTCATATTGAACCCGTCTGAATGAAACTTTGAGTTATATGGCCCATCGGGATGAGAGTCATCTAGCGGAAAATCTATTTCTGGATTTTGCTTTCTATTGTCCCCAATATTTAATATATCCCAATTAAGTGAACATGATCCAGTATATCCCAGTATTCTATATTCACCTACCCCCTGATCACAGCAATTACCGAAGCCCATTTGTTAATCTACATCATAAGGTTCGCTGGCAAAAACCAATATCTTTTGCTTATTGCCATCGGCATCACAATAATCAAGCTCTCTAAGCTTCATGGTTATTATTTCGCCTTCGTTTCTTTGCGGGTCTTGATCCGTAAATTCTTCGGTTTTATCATCATCAATTTCATTAAATACTTTTCCAGTATCGATTTCAAGCATTATGTTTAACCCCTCGCTGGAATTGTCCTTGGAATCATCGGTACAAATTTTAATGAACTGCATCTTTTTTTCTACGTAAGGCTCTCCGAGCTCTTTCCCAGAACTGGCTTTCCCCGTTCCTATCTCATAGCCCACTCTGGGCTCATCTTCGCCAGTAACTTCTGATTTGTGGTGGCGAACTAATGGTGTTGGATGAATTCTTTTCATTTTTTTACATTATAAGGTTCATTCGGCTTGCTCTTGCAGCACTAATTCCCAGGTAATCTGGTAACATAACTTTTTGAGAAAACGCATAACTTGCAGTTAAGGTTCCACCGCTAACGTTTATACTCATTGATTCTAAATATTTTTTTGTGTTTATCCAGTCATTATGCGAGAAGTCTATCAGTTCTCCAACTAGAGTAAATTCTATCCTGTCCAAACTTTCAACACATGCTGGACCCTGATTTAAGAATAGATTGTATGCATTTAGATTAATCTTTCCATCCGTTCCATAATATCTATTATAATGGTTTGATCCATCCTTAAACTCTGTAGTTAATTCTGCTGAAAAGGTTTTTAAATTTCTATTTGGATGAATACATCCAGCATTCCCCTCCAGTGAATTATGCCTTAATACCTTTTGTACATGAACTGGGTTTGACTCACTCCCACTTACGGGAAGCTGTCCTGGTACCCAAAGGGGTTGACCCTGCCATCCCTGACCAACGTTTTCTATTTGTCTATATGTCGGGGAGGTCCTAGTTCCCGATCCATAATATCTTAATGTATCATTTATCTCACTCCCGCCATGACTAATAGTGTCACGGCCTGCGTTTTCAAAAATAGTTTGTCCGAATTCACGTAAATCATTTAAAATATTAAAAACTATCGGAGTTCCTCCATATAAAGGAATAACTAAAATATCATCACTATAATCTTCTCCAGGAAGATGTGGAAATGAATAATTTGAATAAAAGGACTTTTCTTCTGTATATGCAGAGATTATTTCCGAAGCTTCTTCTTGGTAATATACGGGCTTTACTCCTTTGTCCGTTAATATAATTCCTTGCAACCCTTCAGATTCATCAGGAAACTGGCTAGGAAGTATTGGTAGCGACGCCTTTCCCCCAATTGCACTCCCAGACCCAAAGAAGAAATCCTTAACCGTCATATCATCATACCCAGTAGCTTCAAAATTACTAAAAAATGAAAATGGAGAATCCTTAATTTTTGTCGTTACCGAAACAAATGACACTTCGCTCCCTTCATCCGTATACCAACTTTTTGACCCGCAAGGATCATACGAAGTTCCTAGAGTTTCAAAAGAAAACGTATCCATAAAGTCATTAACGGTATATCCATATACATCTCCATTTTGAGTTATTGCTTTGTATCCCCACTTCGATTTTATTTGCCACCTTTCTTCGTTTCCTAGAAAAAACTCCATAACTGCAGGATTAACTCTTTCTCCTTCGGGAGATTCAGTATTTAAATAGCAATTCTTCCACGGCCCTGGAGAATTTATTTCTTCTGGGTCCTTACCCCAGGAATTAACCCATTCAACTAAGTCTCCTGCGTTTTCAAAAACCTCATAGCGATCTACATTAATCTCTCCTTCTTCGTCCTTAAACTCTGAAAACTTATTAAGCAATGCGAGTTTTCTGTCTTCATTCACGACCCTTGAGGTTCCAGAATCTCCGTTATATGCTCCAAATGCAAGTTCATATTCTTGAGCTAATCCAGCTTCGTGCATTTTTTCAACAGCGAAAGCCTGAGCTTGCCCTGGAGTAGAACTTGGTAATTTATGACTATATTTATCGCTATTAATTTTTTGCGACCATCCAGTTATTACATCTTGAAGCTCAAATATCGCATCGGTTTCATCCGCATCAGATTCCCTGAAGTTTATTTCCATCGTATGTGCATTCCCTCCGCTTTTTGAATCTGGTTCGGAATTTGGATTAGTACCATTGGACCACTTTCTAATAAACGCCCCAGAACTATATCCAGACAAATAATCTTTTTCCAAAGATGAGCTTATTGCGCTATCTGGAACAACTACTCCAGCACTTTGCAAAACTTCTTTTTTTCCAAAATCGCTCCCTAGCGAATGAATATAAAAACCTCCAAGAAACGGATTCGCAACAAAAATTTTTGAAAACCTTGATAATATTGAATTCATTACATCAAAAAATGAACCTGTATCAGAATATAACCCCGATACCCCCTGTAGTTCTTGAACGGGCAAAGGTAATGGACTTACTGAGAACAGCTTTCCAGCGGGATAAAGGATTTGTCCGTGCTCTAAAGTTGGGTCTGGTACATTTCCTATCATCCCCCCCATATCTCCATTTTCCTTGTTTTTCCAGTGGTTCGGGTTTGAGGCTAAATTACCTGCTGAATTTATATAATGACTTCCGTCTTTAACTCTGTTATAATATGAAAGAAGCCTATTTCTTGAGAATAATAAATCTTGTGGTATCCCAATCCCTTCTGGATCAGGAAGCCCCCTTACTGAATAATATTCATCCCCAATCATTACATCCCCACCAATTCTTCCAGAAAGTCCCACCATAAAACTTGCAGCCGTTATTGATGCGTGGTCCTGTAATGAGTATGAAGTAATCACTCCAGACTCTGATCTAGAAGACTTTGCTTTTACAACCTTAAATTCTTCTTCGAGAAAGGGTAAGACATCTCCAAAATTGTTTTTTAAACTAAATATATCTCCATCCAAGTCGGGCTCGTCCTTAGCTCCTAATACTTGAACCTCAACGGATGTATTATTAAACGATCCAGAATTAAATGATACCGATGAAAAATTCTTACAGAATTCGTCTATGTTTTTTATTAAACAGCTCATTATACTATTTCATTAAAATATTGCTTTTCAAAACTTATTGAAATCATATTTCTTTCCTCTACTTTTGATATCTCATCTCTAGTTATTAATCCTTTATCCTTAATTACACCCATTAATGAACACTCAAGCTCTTCGGTTAGCTCGTTGATCGTGTTTCTAATTTTTAATTCCGCAATTACTGCATGATTTGTATTGTCATAAGTTCCAGAACAAGATATGGATATTAATCCTTTTTTGAATCCAGACCTAGATATGATAAACTTATCCATTCCTCCTCCAGCGTTATGTTTCAAGTTATAGCTTGGAGAAGGAAATGATACTGAAGAGGTGTGTTCAAAACTAGAAAACCCATCTGGTCTATCAGAAGTTTCGAATAAATAATTATAATGTATCTCCCCTCCCTTTCTGTTTTCGGTTACAGAATAAGATGACGGAGTGTCCTTTAGTTCGGAACTTGGAATTCTTTCCTCACAAGTCCCAGGGGTAGGAGTCGGAACAGGCTGTGATTGATAATATGATCCCAGCTCTGCTTTTGCATTTGAGAAAATATTAGATTTTATATTATTATAAAATTCATTTTCCACAAGGTTAAATCTTTTTGATATAGGGCCTCTTGAGGAAACTACCCCTGACACCGAAACGCTCATTTTATCAGAAGAGTTTTCTATTGAATAATCAACTTTATTTGATACCCCGCAAGAATTAAAATTAAAATCATTATCAAATGCTATGTTGAAATTTATTCTTCCCCCCGCAGGGTCCTCAACTATGTTTTCTGTAATGGGAAAATTAACAAGGCTTTCTCCAGATTTACTTTCGGCTTCAGATAAAAATCCAAAATTCTTATATCTGCTCCTGACTTTTTCAAAATCTTCTTCTATTCCATACTCTATAGATCCAGCAATTTCAACTAAAGTAAATTTCCCAAAACTATTACTCGTATTTACTGCGTATCTCATTACTCCAGAATCACTCGACCCCTGTGTTGCATCAGCTATGTATACCTCTTCTATGGAGTATGAGCTTTTTACCCTATTAATCGACTCGCTTCTTTGAGTTAAGTATATCTTAAGTGATGGGCTCCCTTCTGGTAATAAAACATTTTCCTTCCCAGACCTACTTTCTACGAAATCTATTGCATTTTGAAGAGCTGAAGAAATCGAAGATGTATTACTTCCAGATAGATTTCCATCCTGCAAGTTTATCCCTTCTGCTGATATGGATCTTTTTATTGTATATTGTTCGCTTCCGTTTTTTAATGTTGATGTTTCATTAGAAGGATTTATTATTCCATAAAATTCATTATGAAGCTTCTCGTCAATACATTCTAACTCTATGGAGTAATTTACCTGACCGACATATCTGGAATCGCTAAAGGATATACTTTTTACTTTTGCGAAATCTTTATTAAATATCTCAGTTCCAGATTCCTCTATTACAAGGCTCTTGTAGTCCTCGCTGAAGGCGTCTATGATTGAAGTCCTTCTAGCTGTTAAAACCTCAAAATCATCACAATTCTCTTCGTCGTTATATATTTGTCCAGATAAAACAATTGACTCACTAACTCCTTTTCTACTCCCCTCGAAAATAACGCTAGAACTCCTAGATACAAAAGGGGTGGGCATTCCATTTATCTTGAACGGATCAGATCCATTATATTTTACTAATACAGACATATTAAACAGGCGTTAAAGTTGAGGTCACGGACGGAGAGGTTGTTGGGGTAACTGTTATTGTAGGAGTAATATAAAACTCCCTTTCTAGAGGAGTAGGAGTCTGCGGTATCGGAGTATACGGAATACCACTATCAAAATCATAATTTGGTGTTGGTGTTGGAAAGTAAGTAAACTGAGAATCAATACTTGATAAATGCAATCCAAAACCAGGGGTTACCGTTGGTCTAGGAGCATTCTCACATTCCGATAGGTCTAAAACCGCCCTATTGTATTTCAATGAATTACTTGAATTAGAAAAAGAAAAACTTTCTTCCGTTAAAAAGACCTCAGTTCCTGAAGGTACTGAAACAAGGGCTGAATTTACACCATGCATTAACCCTTTTTCTTCTAATTTTTCTTTTGTTTTTTCTAGTATTAAAGATATACTCTTTCCTGCGAACCCTACGGATGATATTGATATTTTTCTCTCCACAGGGACCACCAAGTCTCCCAGTAATTGAGCGACATTAATACATCCTATTTTAAAGTCATTAAATTTTTGCAATACCTTGGATTCAGAAACTTCAATCTCAAAAGATTTTATTATTCCGTTGGACATCTCCTCTTGACCATCTTCATTTGAATATACATAAGAATAATTTATTGCCCCCGCATGCATACTTAAGTTTATTGATTTTTCTTTTTGGTAAAATGTTGTCTTCGTATTTGGATCAAGAGCTATAACATTAAATTTTACATCATTTATATTCGATACGATATTTGGCTCTATATCATTTGTGAATGCATTTTTTGCGTTTAAATATCTTTGGCTTATTACATCTCCACCACCCGTTATGTTTCCCTCTTGTGATATTGTAAAATTTCCACCAGAATGAGATATTTGATACTTTTCTTCATGAAAATAATTTTCACTTTCTTGTTTGGGATGGTCGGAAAATGCAAAACTTATCTCCGCAGAGCAATCGAAAGAATTTCTAACTATTCTTTTCGATATCGGATTAATTGATAAGGATGCCGTGGATATAGGGGTTTTTTCAACACCCTCACAACCATATTCAAAACTAGAGGAATAAGATGAATACTTCTCAGCACATCTTGACCTCGTCCCACCTAATAAATTTTCTATTACCTTATCTAAATTAGAATCACTTTTATTCTGAAGTATTTTTACGAAACAAGATTCTTCAATCGTTATTTCTCCGCTAACATCCATGTTCAATGATGTATTTCTTTTTACCGAATGATCTTTATCCATTCCTGGCGTAGGAGTAATAAAAGATCCTTCCATCTTATTTATTAGCCTTGCATAAGATATTGATCTTGTCCTTTGGTAACTAAGGTTGGACTCATTGAAGTTTTCTTCTGTTTCTTGGTTTTCCCAATTTGAAGAGTATTGATATATTCCAGAATGATCTCCTGCCATTAATCCATATACAGGATTGCTATTCATAAATAATGTTGAAATAGTCCTACTTCTTTCGATTGACGTATCTGATTTCTTAAAGAGTTTTATGTTCTTATAAAACGCATTTTTCCCAGCAGGAGAAAATAATTTGATAGTTATACTTGATGATGAAGTGGTAAACTCTATCTTGTGATGACCTCTTCTTGAGAAATCTTTTTGAACTTCTGACCCAGAGCCCAAATCTATAACCGCTTTTGACTCGGTTTTGATCGATGGAGATTCATCTATACCCAGGAAATCAAAAGATAATATATAATCTTCACCTACATCCAAAGAGCTTTTTGATAGGTTTGAATTTTCCCATTGAGCGGAACCGTCCGCCTGCACCTTTAATGAAGCTTTTGCCCTATTTCCTAAGTTTGCTAATTTATTGTTTTGCTTCTGACCATTAGCCCACTGCGCAATATCTTTGGAAATTATACTTTTTGATTCCAAAAACAAACAAGATACGGAGTGATTTATTGACATCTGAGAATTATTGTCTTCCGAAAAATTCATCGATTCATCAAAAGAAGAAAGATATCTCAAGTCCTCCTTTCTGACCAAAGATTGCTTCGATTCGTCAAACTCCAAATCATTACCACCTCCTGAAAATTCTATATCAGATAGGTTTTTTTCTTCGTATATCGTTAAGCTTATTTTATATTCAGCAGTCCTTATGAATTCTCCATCTACTGAAAAGCTTTCTATAAATCCTTCACCAAGGTTTATCCCATTAATAATAACATCTTGATGATCATGCGAAGCGGACTCTAAGAATTCCTCGGAAGCTTCGATATTGCCTTTTACTCCGTTTGAATTATTTAAATCAAGAAGAAGCCCAGTAACTCCAACTACCTTCTTGTTTTTAAACGTTAATCCATTTTCGCCAAACTTCTGATTCTCTTGACTATAAGATAATAACGTTGCATCTGAAAAATCTAAAGCCATAATATATTATTATAATAAAAACATTCAAAAAATAAAGCTTAATTTATTTGATCAGGCCTTATATTAAGCCTTCCTTCAAGCGCCCTAGCCATAACTTCACTTATAATTGGATCGAGGAGCATATTTTTTAATTGATCGAACATTACTGGACCTAAAGCCTGAGAGAACATTTCGGTATTGAAATCCAATGTAACATTTCCAGTTATTCCATGGTTAAAAATTACAGACTCCAATTCGTTCTTCATTGCCTTAGGTAATTCATTTATTGATTCAGAGACCTTATTGACCCCTTCTGTTGCCGCTTGATCTATTTGATTTACCTTTCCATCTTTTCCTACTTCATGAATAGTATGGTCCGCCCCAGGAGTGGACGCAATATACGGGCTCGGCGGCATGACATTTTCTTGAGTATCGTGAATAAACGGACCGCCCTGAACTGGACTCCGAAGAGACCCGCCCCACGATGTTGCTCTTCGAGAGCCTGAATTTGAAACAGGGGAGAACGTCGGCATCGTGGGGGCGGTGACGGAGGGTTGATTGATTGCCTGGGTTCCTTTGTCGAACCAAGCCTTCCAGCTCTCCTTCATTTTCTCGATCTCAAGTACAAACCCCTTCTCATCTTTTGCCCACTGGGGTATATTTAATTGCCCGTAACCACTGACGTCAACATCCGCTTGTTTTAAGAAATCGCGCTGTTCGGGCTTTAACATCTGCGTAACTCCATCGTTATCCCCCGCTTTTCTAACCATTTTGTCTTGTAATATCGAATCGATTTGAACATTCTCGATATTGTCATAACTTTTTAATAAAGCTTCGATATTGTCTTTCAAAATTCCAAAGTTGTCTTGTTGGGAAGCTTGTCGTTGCCCGTAACCAGGTGCAAGGTGGGGCGAGTCGGTGCCAAGAACGGGGGGCATATCCCCTATGCCCATATTTTCGAATTTAGTTGCCTCTATGGGCCAAAGACCAGCCGAAGGGGCATTACCTTTATTCTTTAGTTTCGTAAAATGAGGCAGACTTGCCACCCGATTTTGTTGCTCTCTGATTATTTTTGTAGCCAATTTTATCGTATCATTCTTTGGTGTCAATGTCGAAAGCCAACGCGGGTCCTCTCCCTTGTCTGCAAGGTTCTGCGTCCGCCAGTTCGGCTTTGATTTTAGGAGTTCTAGTTTTCTTGCTAAATTTGAAACTAAATCATTGGTGAGTATGTCACCGTTAGCGTCCTTCGCCTCTTCACTCAATGCAGCCAGAAAATGCAGGTTTTTTGTTTGCGCAGGTAGTTTCTCTAGATCCGTCCCTGCTTTATTAAGCGGGTCGTCACTCCCTGCAAACTGACTTATTGGACCTGCTTTAGGATCGCCCAAGTGCCATTTTGTCACTTGCTTGCGATTACGCTTCCAATAGGGGTCCCTTACCTCCTGAAACCCCGTTTGCCCGCTTTTCCCTCTTACACCTGAAACCTTAACTGGGGCAAAAACTGTCGGTGTCTCGCGTTTTTTCTTAGCCTCAGCCGCACTAGCAGCTCTATCGCCTGCAGAGTCGGTCTTCTCGCCCAAATCTTGTTTTACCGAATCTCCTAACATGGAACTTATTGAATTCGCTATTCCAGTAGCTATTCCACTTTGAGAAGTCGTGCTTATATTTATCCCGCTATTACTAGCTAATTTGAAAAGACTTTCAGTATTATCGGCAATACTAAGAGTGGATGCTAGCATTTTTCCATTATCAGACAAAGAATCAGAAAGTTCGCCTCCATATCCAATATTATTAAACTGACTCTTCTGCATCTGATCTACCGAGTCTATATTGGCAAACGCAACTTTTTTTCTTTTTTCGAGAAAGTCGATAAGCGGATCTCCATCAGGTCCGATGTCCTTATCCATCTTTTCTATATTTCTATTAATCTTAGCTTTTCTCTGATCCAGTCCAGTCCTCCCAGTCAATCCCGATAAATTTATTCCTAACGATTCCTCAAGAAAAGCTTGAGATTGCGAATTAATTGCTTCGTTCTCTTTTTCCGAAACGGTCCTACCTAATCCTTTAACAAATTTAGATCTTTCTCCCTTGCGATTCAATCCCCCAGTTCTTATCGCATCGTTTAACTTCGTCGTATCATTAGTGCCTAAAATAGAACTTCCCATTTTGTTGATAAATTTGGCATCCAATTCCAGCATTTTATTTCTATTTTCTGATTTTAATTGATTTAATTGGGCGGAAAATACTGCACCGTTTCTCAGTTCTATATTTCTCATGTCAGTCTGTATCCTGTTGGAATATTCATTACTACTATTAAGAGTTTCAAGAAATCCCTTTATTTCTACTAGTGTAACGTTACCATCTGCATTTTGCTTCATGAAATCAGTGAATTTATTTGTAAATTCTTCGCGCTCAGGACGCTCTTTCTTTTCGTTTTCTTTTTTCTCTCTTTCTAAAAATGTCCCTTCATCCTTCTCTGCACTCAATCCTTTATCCTTAAGTATTTGATTCATGTCAATTAATGAATTTGGATCGGCGCCCTTAAGTAATCTTTCCATCATTGAGCTTCTGAGTTCTTGATTATTTGAATCTCTAGCTATAATATTTTGAAGAGTATTTGATCTTGATACCTTTTCTCTTTCAGTTATAGCACCAACAGAGGATAATATATTATTTTTTCCTGAAAAATCCCGTTCTATGGTATCCCTATTTATCGACCTTACTCGTTCAACGGTTTCCCTATTTTTATTAAAATCTTCAATAGCAAAATTTAACAACCTGACTTCTTTAATTAAAGATTTTAACTCATCTTCAATATTCTTTACTTTTGTCGCGTTTTTAGAGTTTGAATCAGCGTTGCTATCCAAGCTTTCTATTAATTTTTCCTGAGTTTGTATTTGTTCCTTCATCATTAACAAATTCTCTTTGGAAAGATTGTTTTCTGAAGGATCTATTATCCCCTCAACTATTTTATCAGCGGCAGCACTCTGCCCTCCATCTCTCAAAGCCTTTATGAAACTACTATTATTAAGTTTGTCTTTAGCATTCTTCTCCTCAAGATCACTTAAGTGGCCTTTCATAATACTGGCATTTTCCAAATCATCTTTGTCTCCATATAGCAACTTATTTTGATCGACACCTTTTCCGAATCTATTTCCTCGAATAGATCCCCTTAATATATCAAGCCTAGCTTCCTCCAAATTGCCAAAATCTTTCTGCATACTTGTCAAGGTCTCTCTTGCCGACTCTACTGCCGCCTGATCTTGAAAATCCTTACTAAACTCATCAAATGTTTGATCAAAACTTCCACCAGTTCGTGCTGCTAATACTTTCTTCCTATCAAATTCTTCTTGAGTTATCTCAGCTACGCTTTTTGTATTGGCTTGTTTGAAATTTGCTTTTAATTTCGAAGCAAAGTCTTTTGATTCCGATTCGTCCCATCTTGCACTGTCTAATTTTGCAGTCATGCCTCCCGCCCCAAACCAACTCGTCGGATCCATCCCCTCAGTCACTCCCGCCCCACTTCTCCATTGTGAAACCGCCGAAGATAAGCCAGCCGAGGGAAGAAATAGACCATAATCCACAAGCATCTCCCCTGCGGACGACATTACACTTTTTTCCCTTTCTATTCCCGCCGATACGGCAGTTCCTATTTCCAGTGCATTCTTAGCGTTCTTGGCATTATTTTCAGCATCTTTAAGTACTCCTGATAAAGCCTCTATTTGATCCGAGAAGCTCATTGTTCCATTGGTTATACTATTTAATTTGTCAATTACGGAAGGATCAACAATTGAAGCTATTGATTCACTCATGAGCTTTTGACCTTCTTTTATTTTTGTAATATCTCCAGATTTAAATGCATCATTTAATCCTTGCACTCCTTCCCTGTATTTAATCATGGCTTGGAGGTCTTTTAATTTTTCGTCTAATTTATCTTTTCCTTTTGAAAGGTCTTCCCCTATATCAGATAAAGCTTTGTTGTCTTTCCAATTCATCGCCGAATCCGCAGCTCCGTATGCCGCGCCACCAAGAGCACCAAAAGCCATTCCTGGCGTCCCAAGCATTGCTCCAAATCCAGCGCCCATCAGAGCACTTGAACCCATATTCTTAACAGCTCCTCCGAGACTCCCTCTGCCTTTCGCTGTTTGTCCAGCGTCAATTTGTTGTGAAATCATAGGCCCCATAAACATAGCTGCCATAGTCATTTGCGACATGCTCGCGTCCGTTTTCGCTTTTTGTTTCTCCCATTTGTCCCTTCTTTTTGCGAATTTATTTTTCGATTCGGAATATTTTTTACCGCGACTCGCTGGTATCGTCCGACCACCTGGCAGCTTACGACTTGGTCTATAGTTAGGGTTAATATTCCTTGTGGGTTGCGAGCCAGGCCTTAAGCCTTTAAGGAAACCCATTCCAAACCTAAAATTAGGAACAAAACCTTCACTCATACCATGAGCTTTAGGATCTATTCCCATTGCCATTGATCTATTTATTCCCTGACCCAAACCAAACCTTTCATCCACCCTATTTGTTATCGCAAAACCTCCAGGATTAAGCCTATGATCTACAAGCTTCGGACTTCTTTCCATCCTTATCGCGCTAGAAGGAATACCCCTTTTCCTTAGGGCGGACTTTTCTCTATTATATGCATTTTCCAATGGATTTGAAAAGCTTGGAATATATCCTCCAGAGAAAAACCCTTGAAAGATATCGTCCATTTTATCTAAATGGAGTTTCTCGGAAATTTTTTGTAGTTTTTGCGATTTATCTACAGCCCAAACGAAACCAGCTTCGTCCACTCGCCTATTTGCCGCCTTACGCTTCCTAGTGCCACTTAAAAAACCATCTTTATTAAATCTTCTAAACTTTCTTCCTGGACGGGCAAAATTCGGAACAAAACCTCCAGCTGCTCCACCTTTTAATTTTGACGCATGACGGAGTATTTTAAGCTTTTGTTGCGTATTGCCTATGTTATCCATTGATCTTGCCATATAATCATTTTGATCTTGAAATTTTTTGGGATTGTTCCTGAGTATTAATGCTTGATCTTGTAATAATTTTGCAATTTCTTTTTCTCCTATCTCACCCCTTCTAATACCATCTATGTAGGATTGTGTAAGATTGTTTTTTCCAGGATGAGGACTTCCCGCTCCAGGATGGCGATTCCCTCCCCCTCTGGCAAAGTTGGGAATAAAACCACCAGCTCTACCTCGACGGGGAGTACTTGATTTTTTTTTATGCCCATATGGGTTAGCTTTTATTTCAGCAGCTCTCTTAAGAGCTTTCATCGCATCATCTATAAAACTACTGGTGTAAGGAGTAACGCCTCCTCGCTTCTGCCTTCCTATTCCTCGCCTGCGTTCTTTCTTAGCTTTTTCAAGAATCTCGGCTTCAGATAAATCTGGAAATTTCGCTCGCAAATCTTTTAAAGCATCAACTCCTGCTTTATGCCCTGAATCTACAGGCATTGGTCGATCCGAGCGTCTATAAATATGACTTTTATCACTAAGACCTTTCTCCCTAAGACCTTTCGTGATTTCCGCGTCAGACATTCTTGGGTTTACCGCCTTTTTTATCTCAAACGCCCTTTTAAAATCTCTTGATTCCTGATTGTTTTCAAATTTTCGTTCGTTAGAGTAAACCATAACTCCGCTCCCTGTTTGAAAAATTTTATCTTGATATTTATGCCTTTCAGGCTGTCCATAATAATTCTTGCCCTTCCCTTTATCAAAAACAGTATCCCATTCTTTCATCCCCTTGTTGAATTTTACCCTTTGCTCAGCTTTTTTCTTGTCGCGAACAAACTTCTTTTGTCTCTTTAAATATTTTTTGTGGGTTTTTTTGACTCTCTTTTGAAATTCCGCATTTCGTTTACTTATATGCTTACTCATGAAATACGCCATAATAGCAGCAGGAGGAAGACTCATAGCTGCCCCACCAAGTATTCCTCCAGCTGTAGATAAAGCACTTCCTCCAGCGACCATTTTCAAAAAAGCACCGAATCCTAATTTTGACCCAACAGCTCCTCCTACTCCGACCCCTGTTCCAACCCCTGTTCCAACTCCAACCCCTGTTCCAACCCCTGTTCCAACTCCTACCCCTGTTCCAACCCCTGTTCCAACTCCTACCCCTGTCCCAATTAATGAAGCTAAATACTTCCCGCCCAAAACCCCTCCTCCAAATAATCCCGCTCCAATACCTGTAAGGGCTAATCCTTTTCCTTTCCCTTTCATCATTGACTTCATAAACGCAGCTCCACTTGACCCCCATTCACCTGCGTGACTGCCAGCCATACGCAAGTTCTGCATCCCGCTTGATCCAGCTTCACCCGCCATCTGACCCATAAATCCCAGACCTTTCATCCCAAGCTTGCCAGTATCTTCAGCTCTTCTCATTCCCCAATTGAGACTCCTTGATCCTAAGTCTCCCATTCTATTCCAAATTGTTTTTTTCGACCCCTGCCTAAGCTTGCTTTTCCTTACCTCCTTCATCCTTCTCTTTTGCAACTCGTTCATAGCTTTTTCGCTACCACCAGAACTCTTGTCGCCTTTAGTATCATAGCCTGGTATGATTTTTCCAAATATACTTTTGGCATTCAAATTTGAAAAACTACCAATTCCCTTAATTTTATCAGATAACCAGCTATTAAATTTATCCTTAATCCCAACCTTTCCCTTATTCTTTTCACGATAACCCGATAATTGATCCTTCGTATTCATGAAAGCCAATTGTAACTGAGTTATTAATCCTGGTTTTCCAGGTTTTCTTCTAGAATCCCCTTCTGATTTGCGACCAAAAAGATTACTATCTATTTCAAATGGCGGAGTTAGCTTAAACATATTTTTTAAACTTTCCCATTTCTCCTTTCGCCTTTTCGACCTATCTCTCCCCCTTCTTTTCCTTTTGAGTCTTGCAGCCTCAAGATTCCTTCCTTTATTCCTTTTGTGTCGAGCCTTTTCCTCCAAACGTTCTTCTTCAATCATTGTAGACATCTTGGATGTTGAGGTATCGTATATTTGATCTGCACCATAAGCGTCAAATATATATCTAGCTTGATTAGCTCCCGCCTTAATACCCCTCATTACTCCGCCCCCAACCGTTTTTCCTCCATGATAAATATCAGAAAGAACATTTGCACCTCCAGAAATTAACTTTCCAGCAGAGTCCATAAATACGTGTTTTCCAGCCTTGGCTCTTCCTGCGATTTTCTTATTATCTTTTTCTTTCTTCGCTAAATGATCCCTACGTTTGATATCTTCTGGGTTTAAAGGAGACTGGTATTTGTAATTTGCCTTGTTTAACCGCCTTAGTTCAGCAAGTTCCTTATTCGCTCTGTTTGCTATATTTTTTTGGTGCTGAATCCTTTCTTTTTTCTTTTCTTGAGATGTTTTTCTTTCTTCTGGAGTCATCGAATGCCAGTTATACAATCTAGCCAGCTTTCCACCCCTCGTTTCTTTTCCATCTTTCCCTCCATACCCCATAATCTTGAAAAATCTTTCTCCCAATGATAGTTTTCCCCTTTGAGCCTCATTGGCTAAGGTCGTCGCATCTTGAGCGCCCCTCTTCCCACTGAAAGCTCTCGCATTTGGCCCTTGAGCGACATGGCTCACCATCAAGCCTTTCACTAATTCATCTATGCCTATATTTTGCGCCCCAGTTATTCCGCCTTTTAGTAAATTATCAAACCCGCTTCTCGTAATTTGCGGAATTCCGTGTTTTAAATCCTTTTTTCCCCAATTTATAAAATCAAATAATCCAGCAGGCGTTCTTGTTTTGAAATCAGCATTATTCGAATTCCCAGAACCAATAAGTCTCTTGGACATTCCTAATACCTCATTTTTCATAGCCATTTTTTGAGGATCTATAAAAACGTTCCCAAAAAGACCCCTGATCTTTCCAGATAGTCCTTCATTATATAAGGAAATGGATTTTATTCTATCGTTTAGTCGATCCAGCATTTTTCCCTGCAAGTCTTTATTGTTTGAAATTCCTAGCTGAATATGCTTATTGTTTGAAGGATTAGGTATTGCATTTCGCATTCCTGGCGAGCCAGGGGCATTTTCTACTGGACCCAAAAATCTTACCGATCCCTTTTTATTATCTATGTCCACTTGAATATCTTTACTTCTCAAGTCATTAATAAATCCCTCCGTCCCTTTTCCTCCACGAAGAATTTCTTTTTCTAATAAATCATCAATAAATCCATACCCGCTCGCTTGCGTTCCCCCGCTTGTTTTTCCGCCTGCAAAATTTGGTATATATCCTGACGCACCATTATAATTATATCTGGCGTCTTCTTTATATGCGGACGCCCAAGGGTCGATTTTTGAAGAATTTGATGAAACCTTAGACTCTAAAGAAGCGACTCTTGACTCCAGGCTTGATACCCTTGCGGTATTCCCCGCCGATGAAACCACTCCAACCCGTCCTGCGAACCCAGCTGTTTTAATATTTGAATCTAAATTAATTGGCGATTTAGTTCTGGAATTTAAGCGTGGATTATAATACCAATTATCCCCCGCTCTTTGATAAACTGGTTGTGCTATTCCACCCACTACCCTAGTTGTTCTTGCCCCTCTTTGCTCTTGAACCTTCATGCTTTGAGCTTTCCTATAAGCCCTTGTACCCTTTCCTCCACTCTTCCGTGTCGGACCCTTTCCTTTCCGCCTCCAATGCATCGCACCTTTTGCAAAATTAGGAACGAACCCGTCGTCCATATTTGGAATAAATCCTTCGCTCATGTTTGCAATAGCTTTATCCGTATGACCTAATTGCTTAAGTCTTGATGTTGCGGAAGTCCACCCATGCAGCGAACCCATTCCTGCTCTTGTTCGTTTAAAGCCAGCTTTAATATGCCCTTTTTCTAGTTCGGCTCGATCTTCCGCCCCCGATTCTATCCGTTTGTTTGCGTTATGTACAAGATTACTCTTGCCCTTCTCTCCAGTTTTATTATATAGAGTGAATATTTTTTTCACCATACTAGCTCTTGAATCCTTATTGTCCGATATTTTTGCATCTGCAAATGTAGTATTATATCCGAACAAATCTCGCAGGCTTTTTCCTGGGGCTTGAACTATATCAAATGTTGCACTATTCGTCGTGAAGGCAGTATTTTTTGAAATAGATTTTAATCCACTTTCAAAAACATGCCCACTTAACACTCCGATATGCTGATCAATATCTTTAGATAAGCTTGCGTGTGGCGAAGGAAGGGGTTGCTTTGGTCCAAGTTTTGGGCCGATTAATTTTTTAGCCGTTCTTCCCACCATAGCATTGAACACACGCCTGGAATCCGTTTTTATTTTGTCTTGTACAGTCGGCCCATCTTGAGGTCTTTTTATTCCTTCTACGTTAAATTTTACTCTCCTTTCCCTACCTCCTTTTTTTCTTGGACCAGCCCAATTAACCTGCCTTCTGTAACCTTCCTGAGGAACAAGCATTGTTGCTAAATTTCTTGCATCTAAAGTTTCGAATGTAGAATTTCTAGCTTTCATCTTGCTCTTGTCCTTAGATTCTAGGTTTGTCAGCTCGGAAGCAGTCCTACGTTTTCCTTGAGAATCAAATTCTCCGTATACCGATGCTCTTCCTGCGCTCGTTTTACTTGCGCCTCCTCTATATTCGTTTAATAGTCTTAGCGACTGTTCGTCCAACATGGATTCGGTTACCTTAACCCCCCCATCCCGAGTTTTGCCATGCGAAATGAATGAGTTTTCGTCTTTAAATTGGCTCCAAATGTTACCATTTGCCTTTTTTCCAGAATCTATAAGCGGCCCACCAGCCTCCGTTCTATACTTAACATTTAATCCTCCAGCAGCATTTATAACATCTCTAGTTAATTTCGTATCTTTAGCTGTTATTAAATCTATACCAGTCTTAAATAAACTTGTTGCTCCCAAATCTATTTTCTCAGACATTCCATTGCTATGATTTACTTTCGGATTTGATAAATATAAATTAGCGGCTTTTTTCAGAACTCCCAATGTATTTTGTTTTCTTTTCCCCTTTACTTCAAAATGTCTTCCTCCAGCCAATAAATCAAAATATTTATTTCCTTTCAATAGGTTGACTGATTCTTTTCCTTTCAACCCAAATTCTCCCCTACTCCTCTTTAAATGTCTTCTAGCTTCGCTTTCCGCCCATAACCCCTTTATTCCACCCACTGCATTTTGAAACTGTCCCTCTTGCCAATGAATATCTTTTGTACTTTTTGGATCAACCCATTTTTTAGTTAAAGAATCAATGGAAGTCAAGGCTCCTTTCCCGTTTCCAGAACTCAAAAGGGACCCGTATATTCCATTGGTCATAAGCTTTTTTCTTACGCCAGTTATGTTTTTATACTTTGGATTTATTATATATTTTTCTTTCCCAGCATTTTTCCCTATTCCGATTTCTTTTTCAAATATAGAATTAACTCCTAAATTAGGAGGCCCGTCTCTCCACTTTGGATGCCCGTCTTTCCATCTTGATTTCGCATTTTTCCCTGCCAAAATACGATGAGCTTTGCTTCCCATTTCTGCAGAAGTTTTTGAGAGCTTTGTAACTCTTAGATTTCCAGAAAATACATCACTACTATCAGAAAATTTTGAAATTGGACTGGCTCCCCCCAGTCTCCACCCTAACTCGGAAGATTTTGCAGACATCTTCATCAATCCTTTTGAGAAATTCGGAACAAATCCTTCGGAAGCAGTGATTCTCCTTGCTCCCCTTGGCATTCCGTATCTTTTAATCATTGATCTATTAAATATTGCCGTTCCTCCAGACCCCCTAAAATTAGGAACCTTCCATTCTCCAGTATGAGCAACTACACTTCGCCTTTTCCCTCCACCCATCGCATGATTTCTCAACACTACAGGCCTATCTCCTCTTCTTGCACCACCTACATTATTTCTTATTGATCTTTGTTCTCTATTTACCGAAGGGAGAAATCCTGACGCCATGCCCAAAGTTTTGCGACCTCGTCTTTTGTTCCAAGGCCTGCCCGCTGGCACAAAGCCCGCCTCGGAAGCTCCTACACCCCTTAGGGAAGTCCCAGCGGCTATTCTTTTGACCAAAGCTTCCTGCTTCATTCTTTCAACAGTCTCTTGCTTTATTAATTTTAATATAATTTTTTGTTGCTTCGCGGTATTCCCAGAAGCAGCCATTATCTTTTGGTAAACTCCGCTATTTGATGCAAGGATAGAACCAATGGACGCTTGAAGGCTTTTTTGTCTTTTGGATTCTGAATTCATCCCAATAAGGTCTGAAAAAGCTTCTCTTGCGAACTTTGCTACAAGTACAAATATCTTAAGAAAAGCCGCTGTAATAATTGCAAATCCTGGACCAGCCAAGAATTTACCAAATCCCTTTACGATATTTTTTGCAAAATCGCTACCCGTATTTTCATCCAAAGCTTTATTTAACCACTCAGCTAATTTTCCAACCACTTTTAAAATCGACTTAAAGCTATCACTTACCGCAAGCTCTCCAAGCCTTGCCGCCAATTCTTTAGCACTTAAAGATGTTTGGGTAAATATAGCACTTAGGGTCTTATTAAGTTCCTCGTTTCTTTTTATAGCTTCGTCAGTTGTTCCGTTTGCCGTTTTTAATGCTTTGTCGTAAATTGAATAACCATCTCCCAAGTCTTGAATCAAAGCTTGAAGATTTTGAATTTGAAATACCCCAGCTATTTGTTCGGAAGTAAATGCTTTTTGTGAATCCGATAGCGTTTTGTATACTTTTGCATAATCTTTAAGTATTGCAATACCAGATCTAAAATTACCATTCAAGTCTTTTGTAGAGACTCCAATTTCTTCAAGAGCTTCCCTGACCCTACTTCTTTTTATCCTTGTAAATATACTCTTGAATCCATTTCCTATTACGGAACCACCTCTAGCGGTTCTTTGTTGAACTGCAGTTACAATTGAAGCGAGTTCATTAAATGAAACCCCAGAAGATTGAGCAACTGCACCAGCTCTAGAGATAGCTTCTGCCAAATCTTTTGACGAAACCGCAAAAGCTGCATCTACATTAGCCATCCTGTTTACAATTTGCTCGTGAGTTATCCCTTCCTTATTAAAAGAGTTAATTGCAGCGGTTAAGGTTTCTGTGGACTTTACAGCACTTAATCCAGAAAGTCTTGATAGAATTAATGCAGAATTAACCCTGTCAAGAGTTTCTTGCGCTCCCAAACCTTGCCTAGCTAATTCAACGGCTGATTCGGATACGGTCTCAAAACTTGTTGCGGTATTTTTCGCTACACCAAACAAGCCTTGACCAAATTTCATCATTTCCCTGTTTGTCGCTTCCATCACGACCTGAATATCCTTCAGTGCCTTTTCCACCTCTGCAGCGGATCTAACCATAGTTGCAAAGGCATTTGATATTCCATTAATTATTCCTACCGCAGCTCCAAACGCAAATACACGAGCCGCAGAAGCATCCATTGATTTCTGAAATTCACTTGCAGCATTCGTTATTTTTCCAAGGGGCTGAACAAATCCTCTTGTGTTCAGCTTCGGAGACATTTGCATCCGATTAACCACTCTTTGTGCAGACACGGCTTGGCCGACAATACTGCCATGGAAACCCACTGCTGCGGTTGGAATATTTACTACACTCATACTTACCTTTTACCTTTTAAGGTAATACACTTATTTTTCGTGAATTCGAATAAAATCATCCATATCAAGAGAACCGTCCTTTCCTTCTTCTGTGGCAACATCGTGTAAATCTTTCGTCCCAGAAACATCCAGGCCAGCCTCAACCATGTCTTCTTTCGAGGCTCCCATATAACTATATCCGCTCGAAGCATTTAATCTTTCCTTGGAATCTTGTACTCTTTTGGATTTCTTATCGGAATCTTGTATGAAGTCCATTATCTCCTTTGCGTTGTCCCTAATTTTTTCAGGTATTTCCTTATTTTTGAAAACATTTAAAAACATTTTCGCATAATTCAATACGTTTATCTGGTAATAACTTAATTCAAAATGATTTCTATTGAAAAACTTCGAGACATTGGATCCAAATAAATTCAATATAGAAGTAAAAAATGGCTCTATTGATATTTGTCTTACATTATCTGTTGAAAATTCGAGTAATGCTTCATTATATATATTGTATAACGTAGCTAACTCAGACCTGTCCAGCTCTTCAAATTCTTCATCTGTGAAAAATCTTTCCGTTAACTTTTCATCCTTAAAGAAACAACGAGATATAAAGCTTTCATTTGATTTTTTTCCTGCATATTCTTCTGCAGTATTCCTTATTAAATGTCCTCTTTTTTCCTCACTTATCCTTATTCCTTTTTCCAGCTTCTCTATGCTTTTTTCCATAGATTTTCTTTGAGCTTTTATTATAAGATTCGAGACTGTTTTTTTTAAGTTTTTTATCTCTTCTCTTTTCTTTGAGGATTCTTCTTCTTCTTCTTTTGTCCATGTTTTTTCCTTGTCTAAAAAATCAAGTAATTCCTTTTCGGTCATTACCCCCATCTTCTTTGCCTTATTGAGATACCTGTCATGCATATCCCTTAAGAATCCCATATCATTAAGATCCGTATGCTTAATGAAAACAGGGGTTCCCGAGAATTCAGTTCTCGAAAACCCCTGCATTAACTTAAGAAAAATATTTTCTAAATTTTTATTGTCATTTTGCATCGACTAACTCTTCTTCGCTAGCCTCTTCATCTTCGGAATCTTCTTCATCCTCAAGGTCTTCTTCCTCTTGAGTCTTTTCCATTTCTTTCATAAGCTCTTCCAGGCCTTCTTTTTCTTGAGATCCGCTTATATACCAAATCGTTAATATTGAAGATATTTTATCTATTGATCTTGAGTAAATTTCATCATCAATTTCTTCAAGATCTACATACTTTTCATACCTTTCTTCGAAACTCGTTCCTTCAAACATCGGCTCGATGGGGGCCTTTTCGTCCTCCCCTTCGGAGAAATAACTTAAATGCAAGACATACCACATTATGGTTCTGTTCCTAGCCTTTACATCTGCAGTATGATCAAACAATGAATTTTGCAACATTTCATACTCAGTTAATTCCTTTCTTATTTCAGCCATTTCTCTTGTAGCTTGTTCCAGTTTCTCTTGCTGTCTTTCCGATAACTTTCCTTTGTTATCTCCAAAGACCGAAAACTCTTGAACCTCAAGTTGTTTTTGATGCATTCTGAAAACCAAGTCGGAATAAAGCTTCTGTTCTTTTTCCGTCCACACTCCACCGTTTGATCCATATTGCTTTGCGAGCATGGCTTTAGTCAGGAGCCCCATCTTAATATACTTATTAAGCTCCAAGCTGTAGAACATGTCTCCGTCCTCTAGCTGGCTCCTGGTGGGCTTTTTAATGCATATGTTGAAGGGGACCTCCTTTTTGGTGTTAACGGTCTCCTTGGTCACTACCGTATCCATCTTTCCAGTCTCCTTGTTCTTACGCTTCTTTTTCTTTTCTATCGTTTCCTCAACATCTCTCTCGATGTTCACTTGAAACGAATACAATACCTTTTTTTCATCAATGTCCATAATACCTTATACCTTGGTTATAGTTAATACAATATATATTATAAATTAAAAAATCATTTTTTAAAGTTAATATCAAAATTTTCCATACAAGCAAACAATTCCCTCCTTAGATCGTTTCCAGAATCCAAGATCTTTTTCCTTATATGATTGAGTTGAGCCTCGTCCAAATACTCAGCTTGATTTAACAACTTTTCTTCTTCAGGAATAGCTTCCTTGAGCTTCTTGAATTGCGTCTTATGTTCTTCGCTTAAATCTTCTATTGTTCCCAAGAACGATTTATACAAATTAGTTATTCCACGGAGTACTTGAAACTCCAATAGTTCTCTTTCTGATTTCATAATTTACCTTTTACCTTATGTGTAAATACACAAAAAACCCTCGAATGGGAAATCCGAGGGTTTTTGTTACTAATAGTAATTCTTTAAATTACGGGGTCAATGTTGGAGTTTCAGTAAACTGAGGAGTATTATCCTGCGATGTGAACAAGAATATTCCATTATCCGAATCGTTAGCTCCGCCAACTTGAGCGGAGAAGGTAAGATCAACAGTCTTGTTATCTCCAATGGAAGCACTAAATGCTTCGGTATCGAGGATAGCATTACGCATGACATAAGTCATGAGATTATTGCTTCCGCAACGATCCTTCATGATCAATGCGATATCACGCTTTTCTTCAGCTCCACAAATAAGACCGTCAAGAGATCCTTCGTCAAAATCAGTCATCAATGCCGAAGCACTGAGCGTCATTGTAACTGGGAAATCAATCTTCCGAGCGAATGGGAAGTGATTCCCAAGTCTTGTCATCGGAGTTCTTCCAATTGGAACTTCCAAGGATACATTCTGAATGTGAACAGCAGTTTTTGAGCCCGTCCCGAAACCAGATCCAGGAAGGACTGCTCCACCAACTTGTAAATCTCCAGCGCTTGTTGCATTACTGAAAAATCCAGTAGCATCAAAATCAATCGTAATGTCTCCAGGGCGGATAGCAAAGATTTCACTACCACTTTCTGTATTTCCTGTAGTTCCTGTGTTTGAAATAACGCTAGAAAAATTAACTTTATTACTGAGCTTTGATCCACTCGTCGAACTAACATCAATTGCTGGATTATCCATATTGCCAGAAAGATCATTCTTAAAAAGCATATTCGAAGCTTCTACGGAAACACTTGCCGAAGCTAATTCTCCAACCGCAGCACTTATTGAATAACTCGTAAGAAATCCGTTACCAATTGCAATACATCCATGATTAGCAGTATTAACTCCAGTCGTATCATGCAAGTCGTCACCTTCTTTTGTCGTTACGACGTAAAAATTCAATTCATCTGCATTTGCTCCATGAACATTTTGAATATTTGTACTATCAAGAAGGCTCTTAGCTAATGGATCTGCAGTGGCAACTGGAAAAATCGTATCTGCATTTACATCAAGCCCAAGATTCTGCTCTTGGATACCTGTTGTGAGCAAGTACGAAAAATCAAGACTTACTGTGGGGGGCTCAGTTACTTCTCTCGAAAGAGCGGCAAGCTGACCAAACTCGTTAATATCAGTACGGGCTACTTCTAAATTGTAGCTCATGTCCTGAACGCGATTTATTTCTTTAATGTTCGCACTTGTAATATTGCCCCCAGCATTGGGGTCGATCTTACTTGCGAACAAATTCTCACTCTGGTAAATAACTCTATCTCTTGGCATAATTTTAAATGGTTTGTGTGTTATTACTAATTACAGTAAAAAGTTTAGAATGGGAACTTTTATCTTTTAAAATTTTCCCTAGGAGTTCTGGGCATTGAAACGGTAAAGTCAATGAACCCTATTTTATAATCTTTTGATGATGTGATTCTTTCTCTGGCTCTGTCTGTAATTTTAGAACAATTAGCGCTTTCTATAAAACAATTCTGAGAAGAACCAGAAGACAAATCGCTGTATTTATAAGGGTGAGATTTTATATGATTAAACTCTCCAAATGGAAAATCATTGAAGTTTATCATGGAAAAACAACTCCTTGCAGAGTCTCTAAATAATGAAAGCGCTCCATCCAATGTATAATTTGAGTCCGCTATTACCACCCCTCTTATATTACATATCGTATTATCCATTCCTCCAAAAGCAAATGGTTCATTATTTGAATTAGCTAATGTCAGAAATACCGCAGGTACGGTATATATCTTATCTGTAAATCCTCCGTTTTGTTGTAAAAATGTTTGATTTAAAGGGGATATTGTAAAATCACTATTTAAAATTACATTCTCTTCAGTCTCATCAGTTATATATACATTAACCGTTTTATATGCAAAATCTCCAGTTATGGTCAATCCCGTTCCAGAATATACGGAAGTATCCAATAAGACCCTTCCATTATTATAATCTATGTATATATTATTTTTATCAGCAACTTGAACGCCATCTATAGTAACGAAATCATTTACTGTATTTTTGTCAGAAGACCAAACGAATTGTCTATAGGGGCTATAGTAAGCCATATAATTAGACGGCAAATCTGGAGAGTCAACATGTTGAAAGGTATGAGTGATGGAAGGCATTACAGCTTCTCCGAAATAATTTAACCTATCGTCAAACCACAAGTAAAAACTTGATAAAAGCTCATGATCAAATCCTACTTTCATCTTCTTCTCGAAATATAAGATCTTAAATCATTTAATATTTGACTTAAGTATTTTGTGTTTCTAAATCCCCCAGACCATGGTCCGTTTTTAACCTGGAAAGCTCTGCCCGACCTACTCTTATCCGAAGCGTGTCTTTCTGGCAAGGCTAAATATTTCCCTAATCCAGATATTCCTTTTTCTATCCCTTCCACCCAGCTCCTTCCAGAATTCCAAGGCATGGGAGTAGCTTCGAATATTTCTTCCTTAGATGGCAGTTCCACTGCGAAGTTCATTATCATCGTTCTTTGGCTCCCAGGCAAAGATCTTATCCTTAGCATCTTTTTTAATATTTTCCTGATAGGCCAAATTGGATCCGTCCCCACTTCAAAACCTATAAAGCTATATAGATCTCCATACCCTCCTAGCGTACCACTTATATTGTCTGCGTCAAGGATCCCCCCTTGGGTAGAATCTATCTCTCTTGTTATTAAATGGTTTTCAAATTCATCAAGCATTCTATCTTGAGCTTCATCAACCATCGTTCTAACTTCCTTCATGGCTTCCTTTCTCACTATTGGCAATACTTTGACACTGGCGATTTTCCGCAAAGCTTTGGAATTTATTATAGGCCTCTTCATTAACCTCTTCTTTTTAAGAAAATTTGATAATATTTTACGGAGAACATTCCAGCTTTTGCTGGATCTGATATTACGTCAAATAATTCACCATCTATTTCTACGTCTTTTGATTGAGTTAATATATTATAACCAGTTTCATCAATTTTTATCCTTACGGAATCTTTAGGAACTGATATTCCAGTCCCAGCGTTATATTCGTCTTCTTTATATGTAGAAATAAAATAAGATATTCTAGCCTTAACCTTGACCCCTTCAACTTCTTTTTCGTTTCCTTGTTGGTTCGCCACTCTTGAGTATAGCGCATTATATGTAGAGTTTGTAGCTACGAATGTTTTTTTAAGGGCTTTATATATAGTTATTTCTCTAGCAAAAGTATCATGCAAGTCATCAAATACAGAATCTATATTAGCCTTATCTGATGGTGGTATCAAATCCATCTTTTAATCACTTAAGTTGGGGTTGTAGTTGGCGTTGTCGGAGGACAGCTTTCAGGACCACTAAAACAACCCGATGATTCTGGAGCATCAGCTCCCGCTACTTGCCTCGGAGAAGATTTATACATATTATAACTATGAACGAGATTCTTTAGTTTCGCTTCAGCCCCATCAGAAAAAGACTTGTAGGCCTGGGACATTTGAACTTTCTGTTGAGGAGAAGCTGTTTGAGAAACTCTTTTTATTGAAGAGTCTCCCTCCCTAAGCTCTGTCCAGTCAGACATTGTAGTAGTCTGATTTGGAGTGCTAGGAGTGATTATTATAGAACTTGCTGATTTTAATATAGATTGAGCTTGTCTTTTATAATAATACTTTAAGTATAGTTGTATAAATATAGCTTCCTCTTCCTTTTGAAGTACTGGGCATATATCGTTTTTATAATCAACTCTATAGGATTGATTAATTAATATATTGAGATGACCTATATTAGTTTCCAGCCAAGCTGCTATTTGAGCTTTTCGATTTTGTATATACGCTGGAGTTCCTATTTCGTCGTAAAATTCGCTATCGAAAATTTTCTCAGCAATGACGTCTGTATATCCCATTTACTCAAAGTTAAAAAGTTTCTTTTGTTCTTCGGTTAAAGATTCTTTCTCAATTATTGGTTTTGTTTGTTGGACTACATTACCCTTTCCGAAGAAAAACTTTTTCCTGAACTCCTTTTTTAGTTTGTTTTTAAGAGTAGTTCTATTTCCAGAGGGAAAAACTCCTATCTCTACCGCTAGAGACTGAAGTTCGGGCAGAAGCATGTCTCCCATATTCTTAATAAAATCGTCCTCAATGGTTGTCTTAAATGGATTATAACCAGCTGAAGGATTTAATATTTGTTCCAAATCTTGGATCCTGGTTTCTCCTTCTGCTAGAGCTCCGTCGGTATACGACATTATTTTTTTATTTTTTTTGGTTTTATTTTGCATGGTTAGTCCTTTTCTATGGATTACACTTTTATTATAAGCCTGGGAATAAAAAAATCCACCCGTAGGTGGATTTTTTTAAACTCTTAGTATGTCTATTAAGTATTAGACAACAATCCCAGTCAACGCTCTCTTGTCGAGAACCATGCGACCTTCTTCGATAGAACCGTAGTAACCTATCTTCTGTTGTCGAACAGAATATTGGTCATCAGCAATAAGCCTAAGATCAGCGCCCGTATCAGAATCGACTGCGACAGCCCTAATAAGAGCTTCCTTAGTGCGATCAATACCAACGATAACTTCGTCTCCACCAGTAGCGTTTCCGCCCCAGGTGTTTCCAGCTCCGTGACCAACGTCACCCTTCTTGCCAGTTGTTCCACCTATAAGTGCGTCATAGACACCGTTGAAGCGCTGACCACTACCAAGCTCATTGATTTCGGTAATGCTGATTCCGTAAATTTCGGAAACACCAGCGTTTCGGTAAACTTCATTCCTGAACTCATCTGTTCCAGCAATTCCGTTCTCAGAACCGTTACCTGCAGTACCTCCAACTGAAGGGGAACCCTTCGAGTTGAGGGGATTGTAAGCCATTGCGCGAATTTCACCCATAATTTCAGGGGAAACGAGCAAATCGGTTACTCCGCGAGAACCAGTAACAGGAGTGCCACCATTCCAGGCCGTATTAAGGCGCTTGGCGCGAGTAATAAGCTTATTGACATCGTCAATAAGGAATTGATCGGCAGTAGCAGACTTAATCACGTGAGAAAGACTATTAGTATCAGCATTAGCAAGAACTCCCAGAAGAAGATTTGCAGATGTATGCTCTTGTTTAAGCATTAACTCTTGTGCAATCCTCGAGAAGGTTTTACTAATTACGTCAAGCCTCGAACGAGCAGCGTAGCGACGTTCAAACTCTACAGCAGTTTCCATCCTGTAAGTTGTGAACTTCAGTTCGCTGTGAGTCGGGATTATAGTATTGGAAGGAAGCCCACCAGGAACTGATTGGCTATAAACTTCCAAGTAATCGGAATCGGTAATATCGTGATACAAATCCAACGGAATGGAAGGATTGTCGTCGTCGTTAAACTGAAAGCTTTGGAACATGTTTCCAAGAGAAGGAGCATTGTTCATGACCTCTGAAAGGACAGGGCCAATAAATTCAGCAGCAGCAGCTTGAGCTTCGTAGGCAACATTCCTGTTCTTGGAAGCCATTGCCTTAATAAGCTCTACTTGTTCGTCTGTACGTTTTAATGTAATATTCATTTTTTTATAATTCCTTTCTGGTATTAGAGTGCTCGTCCGCCAGCGCTATTGAACATCGAAAAGAAAACGTTGGGGTTAGCAGCGCCATCTCTCGTTCCAGAAGCGAGGATTAATCCGCAACTAGGACTTCCGCTTGCGGGGGTACCGCCAGCAAGATTTCCGTTTGCATTCGGCCTAAGCTCGTCACCAGGTCCATCCGAAGATCCGTCAAGTCCAGAATCGCTAGAAAAGGTAAAGAAACCTCTAGTTGCGATAGGAACTGTTTCACCAGGAATCAAACATTGCAACTCATCCTTCTTCACACTATAGTAAAGAAGCTTTTCGCCGTTTTCATCGTAAGCAAGCGTAGGTCTCAAGGATATTCCAAGAATACTCGTGTCACTTGCTCCAGCTACTTCTACAGACATTGGAGCTTCAGGATAAATTGATCCCCACTGAGGAGAATACCCTTGATCGCCAGATCCGATAGCGCCTAAATAAGGAGCGTTATTTGTAGCGGTTCCGTGGAGCCCAGAAGGATCACTTCCTGTCCAATCATTACTGGTAGCAGGCTTTACAACTGTGCCGCTCCAAAACTCTTTATCCGTAAAGGCACCTGTTGCGGTTCCTCCAGGAACAAGCGAAGAAAGATTAGTTGATCCAAGCGCAAGCTTGAATAAATTAACTACGTCTTTTTCGTCGTACTGTCTAAATGGTAATAACTTATGCATTTTTAATTTTGTTTGTTAAAGTTTAATTGTTAAATTTTCTTTGTCGAAAACTTTGGCGAACTTTTCCCTAAGGGAAGGTTCTTCGGTAGCAATATCACTGTTATTGTTAGCTACGGTTTCTTTTTCAGGCTCGACATTTTCGAGAACTTCTTCAATAGATTTTTCCTCGGCCTCTTCTGTTTCGTCGGAAGCTTCGGATATCTCAGACAATTCTCTTTTTTGAATTTCAGCTTCGAGGCGATCAGTAAAGACCTTCTCTTGCTCTTCAATATAAGTCTTATTTTTATGAGCCCACATTACTGAGACCTTAGACTTGTACTCTTCAAAATCAGAATCTTCGAGACTTATACTCTTAACTTCAGAAGCGAGTAACACTCGATCTTCTTTGGATAATTCGTATTCAGAATCTATTTGTTCCATTCTCGCATCAAAAGCCTCTTCAGACTTTCGAGCTTCAATTTCTTGTTTAAGGTCGCCGAGTTCAGATTGAGAAGATTCAAGTTGAGACTTGAGCTCTTCTACATCTTCTTGCATCTTCTTTTCAGTTTCTGCGAGTTTCACTCTTTCTTCCTCAATTGCAAGAAGCTCTTGCTCGTACTGTTCGCTCTTTGATTTAATTGCGTCACCAATTACGCGACCAACGTTAGCTACCACCTCTTGATTGAATCCATGGTTAGGAATCTTCTCGTCGAGAATAGTTTTGAAATCTTCTAATAAATCTTGTTTGTCCATAGTTGAAATTTTGTTTATAGATTCTATTACATGTAATTCACCCTTTTGTGAAATATTTTTTTTATTTTTGATGAAATAATCTTTATTATCCACAGTTATTTTCTTTAATGTTGAGTATGTTTCGGTGGAATTTTCGCTATCTTTTTTTTTCTGCCCATGCATGTACAAGCCTTTTACTTTTGCAGCTGGATTAGCCGTGAATCCAATGCCTAAGGGGTAAACCTCTCCGACAACCAATCTATAAATAGGAGTGCCGTCTTTAAGTTTTCCGTCCCCGTCAAAAGCTTTTAAGTATTGGGATAATTCTTTTATGTGCTTTTCCTCTGAAATTATTTCCGCCTCATTCAAATTCTCGCTTCCAGCAGCAATTAAATAATCATTAAAACCCAATTCCCAGCTAGCAGAGATCTTCATATATTTATCCCCTTCGGGATTAACTGAATCTTCTACGAGTTTTGCGAACTCTTTATTTGCAGAAGCATAAACTACAGCGCCCATTGACAAGTTAAAAGGATTTAAATTCCCTGAATCCAAATCCTTTATGATACTACTATCTTCTATAGAAGAAAACCCCGTAGAGACTATATGTCCAACCACTTTCTTTTTATCGTGCTCTATGTTGGTTGGCTTATGGATGAAATAATCCTTTATCGCCATTGCGGTGGACGTATCTATTCCGTCTCCGTTTCTATTGAATGTATTTATTAATGCCCCATTAAATGCGACTCCCAACAAATCTATATTTTTTTTAAAATCTATATCTTCAGGAATTAAACTTTTTAAGTTATCTAAAGAGGCTTTCGAACTTTCGTTGAAATTCTGAATTTGTCTCTCAGAACTCGTTATAGGGTTATTAAATTTAGTGGTGTATTTAAATTTCATTTATTACTATATAAAGTATACACAAAAATATGAAACTTTATACGATAATAAAATTATTTTCCGCTATGATATAAAATAGCAGAAGGATAATCAGGCAACTCATGCTCTGAAGATATATCTAGAACTTCACTTAAATGAATTAATGACTCCATTTTCTCTGGAGACTCCATACAGGCATTCATTTCCGATTCCCAGTTTTCCTTTTCTTGAGATACTACAATCGATTCTATTAAATTGTCAACTATTTCATTTTGAGCTTTACTTAATCTTTTTGTAGAATATTTTTCTTTCACCTTCTTTATAGTGGAAGACCTTAATTTTTCTATTTCTCCGACGATCTCCTGTATCCCTTTTCTAGAATAAAGCGCAGAGGCCGTAGCTCCCGTTGGTCTTCCAGCTTCTTTTGGCGTTTTCTTGAGGGGGGCGGATTTTGCCTTATCAGCTGTCTTAGCTGATTTTTCTATTTGTTTTTCTTTTAATTCTCTTTCTTCCTCGGCTCCAGGAGCTTCAACAGAAGGAATTCCCCCAACTAATGGATTATACAAACCATCCTCCCTCTCTTCTGCATACTTTTCCTGAGCTTCTTTTAATGAATCTGGATGAGGAAATAAACCAGTCCTTATAGCCTGTACTCCTTGCTCTGGAGATATTATCCCTATTTCAAGCAATCTAGTTATAACTCTTTGGAATTGGACTTCGTCCTTTATATCCACTTCTTGAAATCTAACCGTAGGATATTTCCTGAAGCCCAAAGCCTTACAAACCAGCTTAATTTGAGGCATTAAGAAATCATTAAGAAAAGCATTCCTAGCTTCTTTTAATCTTTCTAAGAAAATTTGAGCCTTAATTTGAGTACTTGAATAGTTTTCTTTTCCAACTATAATGTTCTGCAAGCCCTCTCTTATGTCCTGATTTACTATTTCATATTTTTCTGGACCTAATATTTTATTAATGTCAGGAATGATGAAATCAGCTTTAGTAGTGTAATCGCTCACTAGAACTCTACCGATACTTTCATTTTGAAAAAGACACTGCATCGCAGTTAAACTATGAGGGTTTATTCCGCCTTTATCTGGCTCAGCTCCCATAGTTATTAAAAGAACCACATTTTCTATAGTTCTGCTTATGGCTTGATCAATCTTCTTTAGCTCTATTTTCCAATTGAGATCATCCAGCACAGGGTATCCAAAAGGTATTGCAAACGGCTCATAATCTTGTTTTTTATAAAATGAATAGATAAGTTTTTTAGGGTCAAGCTCTACTTCTAGGCCAGTTAAGTTAAACCCTCCTTTTTTTATTTTTTCTTTTGTTTCTTGAGGTAGAGCGTTAAAGACCTCTTCGTCTTCTTCTGTTTTTGGAGTCTTTAATCTTTCCAGCTCGTATTCTGAAAGTATTTTCTTATAAGCTCCATCATCAAATGACGTACTCCTTGTAGATACTATATCGTAAGGATTTAATACAATATATTTAATAGGTATTTTTCCTGGATTTAAATATTCTCCACTACCATATATTTTATTCAAACTCTTAAAGTCGTCATTGTTAAACTTTCCGTCTAACCTATATAAGAATATATTTCCAGAACGATAATACTCTCTAAAGAATTGGTCTTTGAGCTTCCATAGATTTATCTTCTCAAACCATTTATACATAAAACTTCTAGCATTTTCGCTACCCCCCTCTAGGTACATATCTGAATTTGAGAATTCAGCCATTACATCTATGGCATTTCTAAATATAGGTATATTGGCGTAAGCTTTTTGACAAAGCTCTATAGACTCTCTGCTATCTACACCCTCTGCGGTTACCTTGTAAGGCATACCTCCCGCAGCTATGTTTGCAAACTTATTTGCCTTAGCGGACGAATGACTACTATTTGACCTTCTTGAAGTTGAGGATTCACCCGACTCCCTAAGCCCCTCAAATGATCCCGAAGCTTTTATTTCATTTCCATAATAACTTGTCCCACAAATTGTAGGTTCGTAACTTTCATTTGTAACTTTCAACTCTGAAGCTTTTGAAAATTTACTCCAATAAGCCGACTTTTTAACGTATTTTCTTTTGGAATCACTCATTAGCTATATGATACACACAAAAGTTAACTTTTAAAGTTATTTTTTAACTTTTATTTTATAAACATAGGCACAAAACTGTTTACAGTCTCAGATTTATAATTCTTTATGTCATTATGAATTTTAATCATCCAGCTACCCAATACCAAAGCGGAATAGCAATCTTTTCTAGCTTTACCAGGACCAGTTGTTTTCTTTAAATTCAAAGGCAAGTCGAATGTTTGAATCCCTTGAGGAGAAGACTTAACCACTATAAGAGCGCACTGCCCTTTAGTATAATCCATCATCTCATGTAAGTGTTCAACTAAGTCTATCATCCTTGAGCCATTCGTTTCGTTTTCGTCTCCATCATTAAAATTTAAAAACTTCAATGAAGATATCGGAATCTTTTTGTTTCTTTGCTTTTGATAATCATCATCTATAGCTTGAGATGCAAACCATATCCTCTTGTGGTCAAAATTTCCCTGAAGCAACTCGTTAGCTCTTCTTATCCAGTCAGAGGTTGGCTTCCTTAAGCAGCAAGGTATTCCATCTTTCGAGAACTCTGTCTTTGCAAGCCTTAAGGACTTTTGATATTCTTCAGCATTATCAAATTCCGTTTCTATTAAATTTATCTTTTTCTTTGAATTTTTATACAGAGAGCTTTCCTTGAAGGCGTTTAAGAATTGAACTCCTCCGTTATAATCTCCAACCATTGCTACTATATCAAAATTATTAATTAAATAATTAAAATATTTCATATGATTCTTTAAGCTTTCTCCTGCCATAGCATATACATGAACCAAGGTTCCTTGTTGGTTTTTTTCGTTTAACTTGAATACCTGCATAGCGAAATCGTCAGAACCTTCGTTCTCTGCCCAGCTGGGGTCAAAAGACAATAGATAGTCACACCCTTCCTCCCCTTTAACCTCAACGCATGGACTGTTACCTTCTTCTACAGTACATCCTTGCATTTTTGATATCTTAAAGTATCCAGAACTATCATCCGTAAAAACAGCTCCGAATTCTCGATCATACTGACTTTGACTCATGGTTGACTTTGCTTGGTCAATCAAATTTTGGTCAAACAGTTGCTTTGGCGCACAATCATAAGAAAAGTGCATTATAGTTCTAGTAGCTTTATTAGAGCTCTTCTTCTCATTAATTAAACGCTCAAAGTTCTCATAGAGTTTATAAAGGTATTCAAATTTATAAGAAGCTGAAGAGAGCATTATTAGTTTATTGTTTGGCCAGACATACCTTTCTTCCTCCGTCATTTTTCCTTGACTTATTAGATTTGTTTCTAAATTATATAGATTATCTCTTTCTTTTGGATTCTGAACTACAGACAAAAAGGGAACTACGACCTCATTATAAATTCTTTCAGGCATAAGTAACATTTCGTCAATGATTATTCTATGAAACCTAAAGCCACGGAGCTTGGAACCATCACCCAACGGAAGAGCCCTTATTGAGCTTTCACCTATCTCCATAACCCATTCATCGTTAGCCTTAGAAATCTTCTTTATGCATTGCTGAAGATATCCAGCCTCAGGCTTGTTAGCAATATCTTCAATTTTTTTAAATATCATCTTCGCTTGTCTGAAGGATTTTGATAGAATACCAATCTGGACACCTTGATTCATCATGGCATCCATAAATGCAAATATTCCAGTAGTCCAAGATTTAGACATTCCTCGAGACCATATCCCCAGGAAGTAATCGCTTTCAAACATAGACTTAATAGCCAAATGCTGAAAAGGGAAAAGGTCCACTCCCGCAATGAGATTAGTAGAGAATGTAACGTTCTCCCTTAAAAATCTATACAATAGCAACTTAGCTTCTTTCTCGTCCAGGAATCCTTCCTTGGATTCCAGAAGCTTGTTGATGTCCACTTCTTTTCGGTTTCTTTTTTGAGTTCCTTCGTCCCAGGTCATTATAATTTTATCTTTCTATTGTCTATGTAATATTGAATGTCAGAATTCCATACCTCAGGGCCAGCCCTCAATAGTAATGGTATTAAAATCTTTGATCTATTTCTTCCTCCAGAGAATATAAATTGACATACCCTCGGAAACATATGCGTTATTTTTCTCATTTGATGCCATACGAATTTAAGGTTTGACTTGTGATATCCAAAGGAATTATTCCTTATTATCTTCTCGACGGATGTTTCTATAACTATGTATAAAAACGAATCGAAGCTAGAAGCTCTTTCGAGCTCCCTTATGAACCTATCGTACCCAACAGTCATGGTAGACTTAAAATCCACTTCGCTTTTTCTATCTACATAGGTTTTATTGTAATTTTCTCCTGATGCAGTATAATCCCCAAAGTCCAATTTATGAGGCTTTCCATTTGGAAAGCTTAAAGGAGTTTGCTCTCTAGTGTCTATCATAATCTCCATTTCTTTTAAATTTTTATCATACATAAAAAATTTCTTACTTATCGCTTTGTTATATATTGGTTCAACTTGAAGCCTACGACAGGCTTCATTATATGAGCCAAAATACCTTTTATATATGTTTATAGACGGAAAGTTATTCAATAGTAAGTCTAAATGATTAGGAGCGTATTTCAAATCCTTACTAACTATTCTATCCTTTAACATCTTTAATATTATATCTTTTACTTCTTCATCTTCAGTGATATCAACCCATTTGTCAATTTCATCAGAATTAAAAAAATAAGTGGAAAAATATTGAGATTTGTTTTTAAACGGTATAGGTTCCTTAGAGTAGAGATTAAACCTGGGGTAGTAAGTGACATAGTAATCAGCCAAAAGCACCCCGTGGGCCTTTATATGGGCATGTAATGAGCGTTCTGATTTAAAAGATTGCTCGCAAACCTTGCATTGATACTCTAAACCTTTAGCCATATCGATTGTTTTATATCCAATAAGCAAATATACCCATCACTTTCCAATTGTTTTTTAACAAGAAAAGTTTGAGAGCCGCCAGGATAATCGTTTCCTTCTAGTAGCACCACAGAATGATTTGACATCTGATTTCTAAAAATTCCATATTCATCTAACATCTTTTTTTGAGAAGGATATATTATATGTTTATAATTTTCATTAATCTCTTTTATACTTATTGAATTTAATATATTCCTACCTTCTAAATAGTTTATATCTTTTATACATACTTCTTTTATTAACTCTCTTATAGGGAAATGTATATCATTTAATATCAAAAGGTCTATTTTACCCTTGACTCGATTATGATCATAGCTCTGCAGGTCACCTATGGATATCCTTTCCCTACAGTCGCTGTAGTCTGAGAATATTTTCTTTGAAATTCTTAATTCAACCCTCTCATTCTCAAGATCTTCTCTTTCGTGGAAGATAAAGTAATTGTACTCTTTATCGTTATAGATCAAATTTGCATATATATCAAATACATCAAAATCAGAATGCTCAGACAACCTCCTTTGACTGCCTGATTGAACTATATTAGTGCCGCCGAAACCTTCAAATAAGTTATTCGCCAAAGATATTCCGTAATACCTTTGTCCTAAGTTCGAATAGTTCTTATCCAGTAAACTCAGCTTCATATAGAATCATTTTTAGAAATCCCCAGAACCCTAGCTTTCCATATGCCCATATCTTCTATTGCGTCAGCTTCCTCTCTAACAAGCAGTTTTTGCTTTTCAGCTATATTGAGCATTCTTTTCCTGTCTTCTTCGTTTTGAAAAAGTCTTACTAGCGACAAGATAGATGCGTTACTCTTATGCCTATCCTTGACTCTTTCCTTTCTATCTCCATTTAATCTTGCAATAAGAGTCTCTTGCCTTTTTTCACATTGATTGTATTCTTCACTTTTAGTTTTAAGCAATTCAGCTAGTCTGACAGTCATATCTCTCTGATCATCACACTCTTCAAACATCCGATTCAATTTATCTATAGCTTTGCTTATATTTTTTAAATGTATATAATCCATGCATACATTTATATATAAATTTAACTCATCACTTGTTAAATCTGGTTTATCCCATACAGATCTTATAAACTCAGCCTCAAAAAGCCTTCTATCCTCAGAACCGCTGTAAGTATTTATAACTTGAATAAACCTAGGAGCCCCTAAAAACTTTATACAGCTAGCTGCATTATCTATCTCTTCCCTAGTCATTTTCTGCTCATTTACATCCGCATGACAATATTCGTTTATTTTCTTTACCATCCTAGTCTGAGATCTAGGCGGGAAATACTTTTCGTTTAAAGAATCTTCACTCTTCGAAACCAGACTCTCGTCTTGATTTTTTATAAAATCAGCAACTTCCAGAACTTCTTTACTTAAATTAGAAACGTTTACCCCTGGGAAGAGAATTCTCGAAATCTCATAAGAGGTCATTCCCTCCTTAGCGTATTGAAGTATGAATTCTTGCTGTTCTTCATCGAACTCTATGTCTTCACGCTTTTCTTTCTTGGTCGTACTAAATTCTATGTTTTGGTCAACTAAGAATTTCCTTACCGCTCGACCCTCTTTCGTTCTACCATCTAACTCCTCATCTTCAAAGGTCGCTCGAGTGAGCTCTATCAAATCGGTAATCTCGTCCTTATTACTTGTAATGAATTCTTTTTGTTCTTGTGTTAATTTCATATTATATCTTCCTCTTTTAATAACTTTTGAGCTAATGCCTTAAATACTTTTTCAAAATTCTTTATTTGTTTATACCCCGCCCTTCTTCCTTTTTCGTTACTTTTATAACCCATAATCTTCCCTACCTCAGAAATACTCTTATTATCAATGTATAACATTTTATATATGGTATATTGTTTTTCACTTAAATATACTTTCATTAATTTATTCAATTTATCCTTAGATTTATCTATATCAAAATCTATCCCATTCTTTTCTGCTGAAAAATTTAATACGTCATCTATGTTAGCCGCCAGGTTAATATCTTGTGAGTATTTCTTTGATTTACTCCATTTCTTAAATAACGGACAGTTGCAATCTTGTTTTTTTGAAGAAGTCCAAGAGCAAGCGTTTTCCATCTCTTCTTTACTTATGGCCCCAGAAGTGTTGAATGGGCATTGAACACAAGGTCTAATGAAATTGGTATAATGATTTCTTAGGACATTCTTTATCTGGTTAGATATTATCCTATTCAACCAAGGCTCAAGAGGTCTTTTCTGATCCCATAAGTGCCATTTCTTATAGATATGGGCGCAAATTATTTGAGAAACATCATCCCAGCCTATCCAGTTAATGGCTTTAAGAAACCATTTCCCTTTCCTTTTTCCTATGCTTCTTTGGATTATCTCAAACTTATCTTCAAACCTTATTTTCTTAGGTCTTCCTCGTTTTTTCTTCTGAGGTTCCGCCATTATTTTCGTTTGGTAAGTTAAATAAGTCTTCGGCCTTGAATGTTTTATTTTCAAAAGGCGAAACGTCATATTGTAAGGAATCTATATGAGGTATGAAATCGACATCCGTTTCATCCTCAGAAAGTTTTTCGGCCCTTTTCGCTTCAGGAGCTTTTCTCGCCATAGTTTTTCTACCTGAGGAGGAGGCCTCCTCACCAAAAGGTTTTCCACAACTTGAGCAAAACTTAGGAGCTATTCCTAAGAATTGTGTTTTTGAGCCACACGATTTACAATATTTAAATGCCATTATTTTATAACTATTATTTTTTCGATTTTTACTCCTTTTTCCCCGTCATTCCCGTCAGATTTTAAAAGTCTTCTTGGTATTTTAGAATCTTGAGTCTGTATAATGAAAATATTAGAATCTTTAATCGCTAATTTCCCCTTTAGGTCTTCTACGACATCATCTTGCTTCTTAAAGTACCATCTCCTGTGTAAAATAGCTACGACTAAAGTAGCAACAGAGCTTATTACAGCCGCAATTATAGCCTCCAATTCAAACCTCCATTTAATTTAATTAATTTCATTATTACTATAATAACAAAAAAAATAAATTATTCAATTATTTTTTCAAGTTCTACCAAAGCGTCTCCCTCATAGAACTTTAGGTCATCATTGTATACAAATATCACGGCGAACATCTTATCGTGTCTATCGTACCCCGTTTCTTTATATATTTTAATTATTTTTCCGCATAAAAGCTTTCCGTCTTTCTCAAACTTTACGGATTGACCTTCTTCCATTTTTCCCTCATCTCATCATCAAATTTACCATCAAAATCTACATCCCCATTCTCATTAATATGTGGAACATAAATATTATTATCTTCCAGCTTGTTATTTAAATAGACTATAATCCCTAATAAAACTATTACCAAAATACTTATTCCTCCCCATAGATATAAATTTTTTCTTGACTCGTACTTTGGGGAATTTCTATCTGGATAAGGCTTCGGTATGTCTGGCTCAGGCTTAGGTCTAGGCTTTGGCTCTGGCTCTGGCTCTGGCTTTAATACGGGAGGTTTCTGCGGAGGTTTTGGCTTTTGGGGTATAGGTTTAGGATCGGGCTTCGGTTCAGGTTTCGGTTCAGGCTTCGGCTTCTGGATTTTTTCCTTTTCTAAAATTAAACTTTCTACATCAATAGTTCCGTACCCCCATAAATTGTCTTTTCCAATTACGCCTCTATCTTTTGAATACTTTAATAAATGCTCTCTTATTCCTGCGACAGTTTTACAATCATTTCTCATCCCTTCTTTTTGTTGCTTTTTGTGCTTTGAAAGCATTAGGCATATCACTCCAGTTATAAAAGGGCAGGCCATAGATGTCCCGCTTAATTTCGCGTATCTATTATTTAGAAAAGTACTATATATTTGGACTCCTGGAGCAGCCCACTCGACTTGTTTTCCTCTTGATGAAAATTTTGCTATATCACCAGATTGGGAAAATGCAGCCACGGCAATCGTTTCATCGTAAGCCGCAGGCCAGTTAACTCCGCCCTCACCAGTATTTCCCGCAGCACACACAACTGGGATATTCATTGAGCAAAGTTTTTTAATTCTAGATTCTATTTGTGAAGACGGTTTGTTTCCCCCTAAGCTCATAGACACGACGTCGGGTTTTATTTCTATCGCATAGTCTAAAGCTTGAGCTAAAGTCTGATAGCTACCACTGCCATTTTTATCCAAGGCTTTTACTGATATGCATTTAGTCTTAGGCGCAACGCCAACCATACCTTCTTCATTATTCTTCGCGCATATTATTCCCGCGCAATGAGTGTGGTGACCGTTTTGATCCATTATAGTTTCGCTCCGTATAAAGGTTTTTCCCTTTATTACGTTATCACCTAAATCGGGGTGAGCGGGATGTCCAGTATCTATAATCATTGCAGTTATACCTTCGCCCTGCGTGACCTTCCATGTTTCGGGAACATTAAATTGATTCAATCCCCAATCAATGACTTGAGCGAGAGCCCGTATTCTGGTATCTATTTTAAACTCAGGTAGATTTGTTGCTTCTCTCATTTAATTCTATTTTTTTAATAATATACTTTAATATTACACTCCTTTTGATATCTTTAAAGTCAAAAGTGAAATTATGTATTCCTTGCTTCTTACTAGCGTCATCATTAAATACCCCTTTTATCTTACTAAATCCGCTCCTTCCGTTGATGTCGCTCTGCATGGGATCTCCGCAAATAAACATTTTACTATTCTCTCCAATTCGGGTAATTAACGTAATTAATTCCTTCTCGCTGAAATTTTGACACTCGTCGGCAACTACTATCTGATTATTAATACTCGCTCCTCGTAGATAATTTATGGGCATCGCAGATACGACTTTTTTATTAATCATGGCGCGCGCATCCGAGGCTTGTAATAATTCGAATAATTTATCCTCGAGAGGCATCATGAATGGACAAAACTTCTCGTCAACACTTCCTGGTAGTGCTCCCATGCCTCTATCGGCGCTTTCTATTATGGTTCGCACATAACTAATGTTATATTCATTGTCTTGATTAAATAATTGGAGAGCTCCATATATTGCCATGAAGGTCTTGCTCGTCCCTGCTGGACCACTCAGAAAAATAATCTTAGTGTCCTTGTCGAACATTATCTTCAGTAACTCTTTTTGCTTGTCGGAAAATTCTATCTTTTTAAGCTTAATTTTCGTTTTTTTAAACGAGCTTATTATATTTTCTATTTCCTCGGAATCCTCTATGTCGGGTTTTTTGCGCCTTGGCATATTATTATATGCTATATGTTACAGCTATTTTTTGCAAAGTGCCGATTTTTTTTCAAAAAACTATATATTATAATAAAATAATGCTTCAGACTTTGAGTAAAACCACCCCCCCTCCGCCAGCAAAGCAAGGCAACTCCAAAAAATTCAAAAAACGGGGGGGGATCGTGCAACTTTTTAGTTGAAATGAAAGTCGTTATCGGTTTGCGTTTGGGTCGAAGTTGTCGTACCTTGTTAATAGTTAATCATTCGTACCTATTCAAAAAAATCAAAATTATGTCAAAAAAATTCGAAAAAGGAAAAATCAAATCCCTGAAGGTTGGAAGTCTTTACCATTCAACGACTAACAATAAGTGCGTTCGTTTGGTCGAGTTACATATCCAAGCAAGAATTTGCATAATAAAGCATCATACTCAAGATCACTTGTTTCAATCGGAAGTCTTTTTCCAAGACTTGGAAGTTGCTACAGGTGAACAGGTTAAGAAATATTTTCAAAGGTAAAACCAAAAAACAAAAGGAAAATTATAATGGAAGACGAAAAAACGGAAGAAGAAAAGTCAACTTTTTACAGGCTTGACTTAACTCGGGATCAATGGGATAACTTAAAAGCTTCATTGTATCGTGCACAAACTATCGCAAAGGACAGGATGGAAAAATTGATCGAGGAAAAAGATCCTGCAAAGGAAACTATTCTTGATCTTTTCGAAGATATGCAAAAAGCCCGTCAAGCTGTCGATCTTGCTTGGAATTATAACTACATTCTAAAGTGATTTTCGTAATAATCTTTGCTGTTTTCGTTGCTTGGATAAATCAATAAAAGAAAGGGAAAACACAATGTCCTTTTAAACAAAAAAGTTGCCCGATCTTCGCAAGAGGATCGGGCTTTTTTATGCCCGAATCAGTCACAAGAGAATTGTGCAATAGATTGGCAGGATCGTGCTTGGAATAGTGCAACGATGTAACGCGATCAGTCAACTGTCATAAGTCACTGATGCCCAAGGGTTTAGGGACGGCGGCAGCCGCCCACGCTAAACCTTTGGGGGTCAACGACTTACGACACGCCATGTACGAGAGAATTGTGCAATACAAAAGTGTAATCAGGCAACTAAAAAGTTGCACAATACGATTGCCCTGTGATAGGATAGTGTAAGAAAACAGGCGAATGTTCTTGGCATATTTGGTCAAATATAATTCGCTATTCGGCGGGGTTTGCCGTACCTTGTATTATATGAAATCGCTCTCTTCTCTCTTTTTGCATTCTCACGCCCGTAAAGGGTCTTTAGCTGAACAGCTTTTTTGGATGGCTCGGATTGATTTTCTTTTGGAAAATCCGAATTCTCCAATGATTCAAACAAGGCAAGATCTTTCGCCTGTTTGCGTTCTGCCTGAAATCGAAACTTTGAAAAAGTCATGGCTTGAACAAACCAAACAAGGTGAGGTTAATCGCCTTAAGACTTCGCCTTTAGTACGATAACCAAATAAGGAGAAAAACAATATGAGCTACGAAATCGAAAAAAGAATAGACGAATTGCAAAAATTAACGCAAGACAGATGCGATCTCGAAAACGAAAAACCCGAAAACGAAGAGGAGGAATCCGAACGGCAGAATTCTCTTGATTGCAACGCCTACGAATCGGAAGAAGTGACTAAGGAAATCAAAAGCCTTTGCGCTTCCGCAGGTGAGCAAATCGAAAATGCTGAAAATCTTTTAGGAATAACTGAAGGAAAAAGTCAATTTCCAATGTGGACAATCAAATGATTATCATCGAATTAAGTTGCATAATCGCACCGCCCGCCTTAATCGTTCTTTACCTACTCTGAAAAGTTGCCCTATCCTCGCAAGGGGATAGGGCTTCTTTATGCCCGAATCAGTCACAAGAGAATTGTGCAATAGATTGGCAGGATCGTGCTTGGAATAGTGCAACGATGTAACGCGATCAGTCAACTGTCATAAGTCACTGATGCCCAAGGGTTTAGCGTGGGCGGCTGCCGCCGTCCCTAAACCTTTGGGGGTCAACGACTTACAACACGCCATGTACGAGAGAATTGTGCAATGCAAAAGTGTAATCAGGCAACTAAAAAGTTGCACAATACGATTGCCCTGTGAGAGCATTAGTCAACTTCCTAGTAATCGAATCGTGCAAGAAAATAGGTGAATATTTGGAGCGATTTAATTCGCTATTTACCCCTTTTGCTCGTATCTTGTATTATATGAAATTCGAATACGGAAATATCGACTCGCTGAAAGAGGGTACTTTGTACCATAGCAAGCAAAACAATAAAGTCGTGCGACTCGTAGAGTTGCACAAACAAGCAAGAATATGCATAATCAAGCACCATGCACAAGATCACTTGTTTCAACCCGAAGTCTTTTTTAAGGACTTAACCAAGGCAACGAGCGATCAAGTCGAGGCTTACTTTCAAAGGTAAGCTTTCAATCAAAACAAAAGGAAAATCATGCGACAAGTAACGGAACATATCAAAAACGCCTTTTGTCAAGGCTTATCCTTGACAGTTGGAAACACTAAAACAGATGGTACAAGCGTCTTTCTTCACGGCAACGAGATTGTCAGGAGAGATCCAAGCGGGTTAGTCTTTGCTACGCTTGCGGGTTGGAACACTCGCACGACAATGGAAAGAGTCAACGGCATTACAGGAATGAATTTTCATCAAGTCGGGTTTGTTGCTTGTCTTGATGACGAACCAATTTGCGAAGACGATTGGTTTGTGCAAACCCATGACGGAACGGCAACCGCCTTGCCTCCTCCTCCTTTGTCAATATAATCATGCTTTTAGCAATTGTACTTTACTCTTGTTTAGTTGCCTATTCGAATTGGTAAAAAAACCTTAGAAAGTTGCCCTATCCTCGCAAGGGGATAGGGCTTTTCTATGCCCCAATTAGTCACCTTTCATAAGTTACTGATACCCAAGGGTTTAGCCTTGGCGGCTGCCGCCGTCCCTAAACCTTTGGGGAGCAACGACTTACAAGAAGTGACCGATACCACTAAAAAGTTGCATCTTGGTGCTGATCCGCAAGCGGATCGTGCAATAAGATAGTTGAATATTTAGTTCGCTATTTGGAGGGGCTTGTCGTATCTTGTACTTATGATAAATGATGATTCCCTCGCCCGCACCGCTCACGCTCTCGGCATGACTGATGTCGAATTTACCGCACGGGAGGCGATTCTCGCACTTCCTCCCGTCTCGGATATTCCCCCGCCCCCGCCTATTCCCAAAGGCGTTCGTCCTCTTCCTCAAATTGAATCCACCCCCAAGGAACTCAGCGATTGGGTTACTCAGGATCTTCTAGACGGGGCGTTCGACGACTAAAAAGTTGCCCTATCCTCGTAAGGGGATAGGGCTTTTCTATGCCCCAATTAGTCACCTGTCATAAGTCACTGATGCCCAAGAGTTTAGCGTGGGCGGCTGCCGCCAAAGGTAAACCTTTGGGGTGCAACGACTTACGAAACATGACTGATACTACCATAATAATGAACAATCCTTTAATATAATAAGTCAACTTTATAATATAATATATACATTAACCTATTTACCTATTTTATTGTATTATTCTATTTGATAGAAAAGTATTATTTTGTTAAAATAAATTTGCTATTTATCGAAAAGTGGCTTACTCTATATATATGAAAGAGAAAAACACCGATTCACAAAGCTTTTCAATATTCGATCTGATCGAAAAGGGTCTTCATACTAATGAAGTTGCATATGAAGGAGCAAAAGTTTTAATGGATTTGCATGTGCAGTTAAATGCAATTAAAAATGTAGTAAAAAGCAAGAAAGACAAAAAGGGAGTTTATGCCAACGATCTTTCTGATGACCCTAATTCTATCTTGTGCGTAACCATAATTGATTGGATGGAACAAGAATTGAAAAAAATCGAAAAGCATTACAATAAAACGCTTAATGTAAACCATTACGAAAGATAAGAAAATGAAAATCCAAAAATCCGAAAAAGACGAAAACACTTTAATCATAGCGGACGAGATCCTCGTCCGCTTGTGCGATGAAACCAATAAAATTCTTTCGGTAGAATTTCCTAAGAATTACTTGGAAAATCTAGAGGATGAAATCAAATGGATGGTAATTGAATATCTTGACGCAAGATCCGAATGCTTGGCTTTCGGTAACAATGTTTGGACTGAAGCGAATCCTAAATGGGAATTCTAGAAAGTTGCCCTATCCTCGCAAGGGGATAGGGCTTCTTTATGCCCGAATCGGTCACAATAGAATTGTGCAATAGATTGACGGGATCGTGTTCGTGATCGTACAATAGGGTAGTGCGATCAGTCAACCGTCATAAGTTGCTGATAGCCAAAGGTTTAGCGTGAGCGGCTGCCGCCGAGGGTAAACCCTTGGGGAGCAACGACTTACGAAACATGATCAATACCACAGGAAAATTGCATCTCGGACGCTAATGCCCCGCAAGCGGATCGTGCAATAAAATAGTTGAATATTTAGTTCGCTATTTGGAGGGACTTGTCGTACCTTGTACATATGAAATTAACTATAGAGTTTGACGAGGTTACCGAATCTGAATTTTCCGCAAATATAGAATTTGCAGACGGGAGATCGTTTTGGGTAGAAGGTGAAAACGACACCGATGAAATGGAAAATCTTTATGGCGATCAAGTAGAGTCGATTTCTACTTTGGCTAGATTCGACTCGCTTAGCGATGTAAAGCCCTATGATCAAGACGGGGAAAGTTGCAACTCAATTTCTCTTTCTGAAATTGAAACAATTAAAAAGGCTCTAGATTCAGGACTTCGGGATTATGAAATTTCAGCACAAAAGTACAAGGTTGACTATTCTCCTAGATACTACGATTTAATATGAGGGTCAAAGTCAGAATCCCAATAAGTAAACAAGCTTGGAGCAAATCCATGCCACATAAGAGGAATAATAAAGTCCTTCCTCGCAAACAAAAACACAAGGAAAAAATATGTACATCCTAGAATCAATCCCGTTTCTTAATAAAACAGGTTGGATTGCCGAGAGCATTCCAATGTTCAAGAGAGAAGCCGAGGCTTTGCTAAAGTCAAGACGAGCTTTCGAGGATCGCAAGTTTCGCTATAAACTCACAAAAGTATAATGGAAATTTTAACTATTCTCTTATTCTCAGCCTTAGTCTTTTATGTAAACCAATTGTGAAATAAGTCAACTTACATAAGTTACTGATAGCTAAGGGTTTAGCGCGGGCGGCAGCCGCCAAAGGTAAACCTTTGGTGGTTAAGGACTTACAGAAGAGTAGCCTTCACAACCTTGGTGCATTGCCAAACCCAATTGCCACCCTTGCCATTTAAGCCCTTGTAGTAACGCAAGCCCGCCTGCCAAGCATTCTTTCCGTACTGACGCACGACAAAGGAATGGTTCATAGTGCGGTTCTGTACAGTTAAGGCATATAGATTGCCAGTAGTATGAGCTTGCCAAAGCCTTTGCCTACCTCTCCATACAGGATCGAAAGGAATATTGCTCTTGCAATCAGCAGAGTCATGCAATCGCTTTTGTTGAGCAAACCAATCTAATTGTGCTTGTGTTAGGTTCATCGTCTTAGAATTTTAGTGATTTTAGTGAGGTGTTCTTTTTGAGCCATCTCCTTAATGGATGGAATGCTTTTGCGGAGAAATGTGCGAGATACTGCTCGCCATTCTTTGCGAGTATCATTTGACCACTCGCAGTCGCCCGAATCTCTGCAATTTCGGGACATTTTTTCAGCTGTTTTAATACTTTTCGAGTTCCGCTTTCTGAATGTTTCATACTTATAAAGTACCACGCTAAACAAGGGAACGCAAGAAAAATCTTAGTGAAAATGCTTTCGTAAAGTGTTGATGACCAAGGCTTTAGCCTGGGCGGGTGCCGCCGAGTGTAAACCTTTGGGGAACAACGACTTACGAGAAGTGACTAATACCACAGAATAGTTGCATCTCAGAGCTAATGTCCCGCAAGCGGATAAGTCAATAAAATAGTTGAATATTTGGAGTTATTTTATTTGCTCTTTACCTGTTTTTGTTCTATATTCTATTTATGAAAGTTAATTATTCCTTATCCCTTGAGAGTATTGAAGAAATGAATGGTGGTATGTTCGATGCAAATTGTATTGTTACCATCTCCGCAAGCAATGATGACGCACCCGAATCAATTACGGACTTGATGATCTACGCAAGCGTGGATTTCCTTGCTGATTGTGACGAGGGAGGTTTTTCCCTTCGTGCTGATGTTCGAGGGTTTCAAGTTTACGATTCCAACGAAAAGGAAATTTGCCCTGCCGATCACTTCGACTCAATCGAAGATCGAGACATTGAAAATTTTCTCGAAAGTGACGGAAATTGGAACATCAACGAGGCTTGGAATTGGATGGACGATAGACTCCAAGGAATAGCTGAAAGCTCAAAGCTCGAGTCTCAACTCTCAAATCTCGAAAGTCGCCAAAAATAAAGTACTGATAGCCAAGGGTTTAGCCTAGGCGGCTGCCGCCGAGCGTAAACCTTTGGGGAACAACGACTTACGCAACGCTATTCTGCCATGATGCACAAAAAAAGCCCGCCTCGTGGCGAGCTAATTCTTTTAAAAAATTATTTGTGTTATTTGTTATTTGTTCTCGACCTTTATAGATTCTGATAAGAAAGAGATGTGAGACTGCCCTTCCTTCTTCGCTTCTTCAAAAGCGATTCTTTTCGCCCTTGCTTCCTTTTTAACTTCATCAATAATTCTCCCAAAACTAAAGACTTGAAACCATTTTACCATATTAGGATTTTTTCTTACAACTATCATGAGTTTATAATATAGAGGATTATTCCGATTACGATTAGCACTAGATATTCCATTATCCGTAGACTCCTTTCATCTCATCCGAGAGTCCAATCTCTTGGTCTTCCTCTTCTATCTTTTCGGCAGAGTCGGAATTGAGAAATTGATTCTCGTCCTCGACATCTGTTTTGTGGACTTCAAAAAGTCCATGCTCAACTAAGACATCCTCAGTTAAAACTTCTTCGACAAAGTTTTCCACCGATTGTCTTGGAACAATAGCTTTAGAGTTTAAATATGCTTCTCTAATGAGAGCAATGCGATCTTCTTGCGTGTTTTCCATAATAATAATCCTATCTTAGTTTTGTTTTTTCGTCAATACTAAAGTCTCGAATGATTTGATTGATTTACTAGGCTTATCGACTTCTCTGTATATAAATCCTCGGCATTTCTTAAGTATGGCTAGTAGTCTTACTCTTGCCCC